TGTAAGGGCACCGTTAATGCGAATGCCGGCGCGGTAGCGTTTACCCCTTGTGCGATAAACGCCTTTTGCCCCTGTGGAGTTGTCCTTTCTAAGGCCTCGGTTCTGCGCATTCTGACGCGGCGTCGCGAGCCGCAAATTACACAACCGGTTGTTGCTCGTGTCCAAGTCGATATGGTCCAGTTGTCTGGGAGGCCACTCGCCATGGTGCAGGAGCCAAGCCAGCCGATGCGCCGTGATCGTCTTTCTCACCCCGTCTTTCATGAAGCTTATCGAGATGTATCCGCCAGACTTCTTCGAACCCGCAGGACGACCCATGATGCGGTGCGGGCCGCGCACCTTCCACCAAAGAAGGCCTGTTTCTGGATCGTAGCGAAGATTCGCTTTGAACCATTCGTCGGAGAACATTTTATCTCGTCCTCTGGTAGAGGCGGCTGGAGGATCGCCCATAAGGCCGAATGAACACCGACGTCGGCCTGTCGAAATTGGTCAATTTTTCATAAAAGGCGACGGCGCGCTGCGTGATCCGGGTGGCTGTCGCCTGATCGGCCGCTGCCACGCCCTCATCGTCCATGAGGCGATCCGCCAAGTTGTAAGCCATACCCTCTGTCCACTCGATTGGAAAGTCCATCGAGTCGGTCGGGAGGTTCACGTCGTCCACCGTGCGCGCGACGGTGCAATTGAACGTGCCGCCGAACATGGGGAGGGGCCAGAAATAGAAGTTCGACGCCGTCGCCTGCTTGTCGAAACAGACGATGGAAGGGCCGCTCGACGACTGCGCGCCCTTGTTCGGCAGCATCATGTAATCGACATAGGCGTAGGTCCCGAGCGGGCGCTCGTAGTAGCCCGGTTGGCCCTGCGAGATGCCCTGGCTGATCACCCAACGGCCTTCCTCGAAGCCCATGATCAGCGGTTCGATCTGATACGGATTGCCTGCGTACCCCACGCCCGTGGGAACCGTGAGCGAGAGTTGCTGCTGGCGGTACAGGTTGATGCCGTCCGCTTGCATGCCCTTGAGCATGATGTTGAGGAGGATGATCCCCTGATTGGTCTGGTCGTCAGTAGGCGAACCGCCAGCAGGGAGAATCCCCAGCTTGCGATAAGCCAAGGTGATCATTCCACCGGCCGTCAGGGAAAAATCCGTGCTCATCAGAACACGCCGGACACGACGCCATAGGTGAATGGGCCGGTCGAAGCGACGGGCGTGCCATTGGCTATCAGGACGTCGGTCGTGACGGCGGCGGGATTGATCGTCGTCACGTTGACTTCGATCTTCGCATTGGAAGAGCCCGACAGGTTGACGCCGTACACGTACGTGCCGCCCCCAGGCGTCTCGATGTTCGGAGCCACGTAACCGCGCCCGCAAGCCGTGAGAAGAACCGCCGCAGCGGGGATCACCGCCTCTGCGGGATTGATCGTGTCCATCACCCGGAAGTTGGCGCAATTGGACAGCACCACCGGATTGACGAGGCGCGTGTGAATGTTGCTCGTCAATGAAAGGCCAGTGACATAAGCCGCCGTAACGCCGGTCGGATTGTTCACGCCCGAGACGAACTGACAGTCGCTGATCGACACGCTTCCATTGAGCGCGGTTCCGGAAGAGCCCCCCAGCGTGACGCACGCCGCGTTCGTGTTGGCGGCGATCTCAAGGCCCTTGATCGTAATGGCAGTCCTGGATGAGCCCGTCCGGATGCGAATGCCGGACACGGCGTTCGAGTCCAACGAACCGGAGATAATCAAAAGATCCTCAGTCTCGAAATCCAACGCTGTCGTTGAAACGCCGTTGAGGTCGATGCCATAGTCGCTCAAGCCACTTTCAAAGCTCTCGATATAGGTGTCGGTGAAACCCTGATAAGACTGGATACCAGCCGTGTAAGTATAGGACGGCGCGCCAGATTCGCTGACGTTCGAAAAGAAGCGGCAGTGGTCGAAATAAAGGCTAGCGTTCCCGCTGTTAGCTCCGAGGGGGGCCGAATTGTCCATGAAGAAACCGGTCGCGTTGTCATTGCCGCTGTTTTGTCCCGCGGTGTAGCGAAGGCCGGAACACGCAGTGATGAAGTTTTCGATGGTCCCGAAGAACGACCAAGCGCGGGTGTGTTCCAAGCTAATGACCCGTGTCGGGTAGCACAGGGCGCACCAGCGCATTTCTACGCCGCACGGGCCGCCTGTGACGCCACTGGCGGGATTGTCGATCGGCGAGGCTCCCGAGACGCCCAGAGGAACACTCGCGGTCGCCCGCACGAGCGTGAGGTCTTCAGGCCACGCCGCATAAAGGAACTGCGCCGGTTGTGTGGCTGACGACGAGCCGATCTGAATACCGGTCGCCGATGGGCTCGTCATGACAAGCTGCGTCGTGTTCGGATCTATCGCGGCATTTCCGGGACCACCCGTAGCGGATGTCGCGGCGGGAATCTGCGAGGCTCCGACGCCCCTCAGTTTCTGGCCGTTGATGTTCATCCACAGGTTCGCTCCGGGCGAAACTGTGCCACTGACGGTCGCCGTGATGTAATAGGCTCCGGCAAGGAGCTGCACGACGGGCAACTGCGAAGTCAACGCAGCCTGGATCGCCGGCTGGCAGTCGAACGCCGCATTGTTCGGCGTCGCGCCCCACCATTCCGCGTATCCGACAACCATCGACGATTCGGAAAAGACGATGGAGCCAAGGCCCGCTGTCGCGTTCGAGAAAATCTGCGTGATCGGCGCAAAGACACCCTTCTCGAACGTGATCGTTTTGCCCGTCGCAGGCTTGATCACAGCCCCGGCCGCGAACGTCACGGGTTCGGTGAACGTGACGCTCCCTGCATCCACCGCATACGTTCCGGCTGGGAAGAACAGCGGGACATTGAGCGCGGCCAAGGCTGCCAAGGCCGTGTACGCATCCGTAGACCCATTGTTCGGGGCGATGACCACGAGGCCGCCAAATCCCGCAGCGCTCTGCTCCCATACTGGAGCGGAAGCCCCCCCGCTCATCAGCAGTTCGCCCGCCGTTCCTGGCGTGAGCGCCGTCCACGTGCTGGAGCCACGATAGATCAGCGAACCAGGGGACGAGCCTATCGCGCTGTCCAGAAGCGTCGAAAGGCTCTCCTGTTGCCATGTCGAGGAGCCGCGCACCAGAATTTCGCCCGGCGTCGCCCCGATGATATCGAGAACAGTACTCGGGGTTTCCTCCACCCACGCACTGGCTCCCCGCGCGAGCACCATTCCGGGCGTACTGCCGATGGCGACATCGATCGTCGCCGTCAGGGTGTTTCCGGCCGCAACGGCCGGAGCGCCGGATATGTTCGACAGCACGTAGCCATTGGGAATATCGGTCGCTTGGGGCAATTCCCCTCCCAGAATAAAGCCCGTGCCTACGCCGACACGGTCGACGACGAGCGCATCGCTTGCCTCAAGCGAGGAGAACGGAACACCGCCGTTATAGTCGCGAATTGCGGGAATCGATCAGTCCTCCCCAAGGAACGGCGGAACAGGCGGTCCCGCGAACGGCACAGGGCCGGGACTCGTGCCCGTCCCGGTGATATACGGCACCGAGGGCGGAAACACCGGGCCTGTGCGCAGCGTCACGTCGTCTTCGATCAAATCCGCTGGCGGCATGTCGGCCGGGATCGGATCGACCGTGAACGGCTGTGGCGAATATGCCCCAATCGGCACCTGCTGCCCATTCGGATAGATTGGGTACGACCCATCCGTCACCGTGATGCCGCCCGGCTGGGACATCAGGTAACTGTCATCGTTCAGACGGTCGGGATTGTCCTGCGGGGGCCGCGCGTCGAGGAACGGACGGCCCTCGCCGGGGTCGATGGCGGGTGGCTGCATCTGGGGTGGCCGAGGGTCATCGCACTTCGCGTCGACCTTCAGACCGTCCCAGCGGGTGAGCATGCGCGACCGCCTCCACCGCTGACCACAGACGTCGCAGATGAACCAGCCGCCGCCGCGGTAGACGTCCCAGCGGAAGCGTGCGGCTACGGCGGACACCTGACGATCCTTTCAGCACATCGGCAATAAGTGTTTCAAAACCCGGGCGTCGCAAACGCACTTCGCCAATCTGCCGGTGTCGGGACGAAACGGGCCGTGCTTTTACTTTTGGCGTTCTCCGTGTCAAAATCGGCATCTCTCTCAAGTTCCGGATATCGCCTCCAGATACTCACCAACCCCGTGTTCCTCGGGATGCTGGTCTGCATGAACCACGCCTGGGTGGCTTCGACGCCGAAGTATGGATTGCAGATCGCGCCTTCGGGGATCAGGCCCATGTTTTTGATGGCGTTGATGTCGTTGTTGGCCGTGTTCGTGCGGAGCTGGGAGTTGAGGATGCGCTCGGCGTTGAACATGTCGGCGGCGGAGACGATCAGGCGGCGGGGATGCAGGTTGATCTGCAGGCCGCGGCTGTTCTGCGCGAGATAGACGCGCTTGATCATGTCCTCCAGGGAGGCCTCGGAGAGGTCGGCGTTGGTGGTCGGCAGGTTCGATTGCAGCCCGCTCTTGGTCGGGTGGGCGGCGGAGAACCAGGGCTGGCCGTCGCCGTACGTCGGGCCGCCGGAGAAACCGTTCAGGAACACGTTGGCGTGGATCAGTTCGATGGTCGTGCGCATCGAGAACGCCAGCGAGGCGGCGCGGCGGCTGGAGACCTCGGCGTAGAGGTTGTCTTCCATCTCCTCGCGGGTGACCTGGAAACCCAGGGCGATAACGCTGGGGGTGGCGAGGGTGACATAGCCCTCGGCGTCCGCGTCGTAGGAGATCGGGGCCGATTCCGACTTGGGCCGGGCAAGGCCAAAGCCGGTGGCTTCAACCAGACGCTCGGTGGCCAGTTCGCCGTCGATCTCCTCGTAGATCTGCGAGAAGACTTCCTCGAACATGTCGTAGGAGAGACCGAACTCCAGAAGCACGCCGGGCCACAGGAAGTCCGGGTGGTTTGAGCGGGTAATGACGGCGGCCATGAGGCGTGACTCCTGGAATGGATCTGATCAGATGCCGGCTTGGCCGGTGATCTCGGTGGCGGTGTTCAGGCGGACGATCAGCTTGGTGAAGTAGTTGCCAGCCGCGTTGTCGGCGTCGGTGTAGATCCCCACCACGTTGAGTTGCAGGGTCGAGCCAGTACCGGGCGCGGCGATGGCGGAGCCGGCCGCGTCGTAGTTGGCCCCCGTGCTTGCCTGCCAGCCGCTCCAGCCGGTGTACGGATTGCCCGTACCGGGAAGCAGGTTGATGTTCTTGCCCACGATCGAGACCGGCGGAGCGACCCCGCTGGTGATGTAGGACGAACCCGTGCCCGCGCCGGCCATAACGATCGCCGTGCCGCCAGGAGTGGCCGCGACAGTGATCGAAGTCGAAGTGCTGCCGGCCAGAACGTAATAGGTCTGGTAGGCCACCAGAGGCGATGGAAGGTCGGTCGAGGCGGTGGAGTTGGAGAACGCGACCGGCGTGCCAGCCGTGCTCGGCAGGCCAGTGCCGGTAATCGCCGAAGAAGCCGAGAACGTGACGGCGATCACGCCGCCGTAGTTGTTGTCGGCCTGGATGATCCACTCGTCTTCGAAGCTGTCGTCGACCAGCACGTACCAGTCCGAGGCCGTCGAGGCGGGGCGATAGAGCGGGCCAGTCGGCAGGCCATAGAAGGACGGCGTGTTACCGCTTCCCGCCGTAGAGACGCCCAGGAAGCCGCACACCACACCGGTGACTGCGTCACCGGACGCGGCGAGCGCCAGATCGACGCCGTTGACCCCGTTCACGTCGGCGGAAGCGGTCACCTTGATCACCGGGTCGCCGACATAGAGCGCGTTGGTCTTGGCCTGCGGCGAGTAGTATTTCCGCAGGCGCGCGTTCCACTTCGCGTCGTCGAGACGCTGAACCGGGTCGAGGCCCTTCGGCAAATTGGGATTGAAGCCAGTCATTTAAGCGCTCCTCGCGTAGGGGCCGAAGGTTGATAGGGCTGCCTCGGCATACGCCGTGTTAGCTTCTTCTGCGGTGTCAAAACAACCGAGATGATGAATCTTACCCGCGTGCCGAATTGCAGCAGTGAAGCGCCCGGATGGCATAGGATAGGCTCCCTTCACCCCGCTCCGAGACGTTTTCACCGCGCCTCGGTTCGAATTGTTTTGCCCTCTGGTCGCAGGACGAAGATTTCCCCAACGGGTATCACCGCGATCCAAATTGTCGTGGTCAATCCATTCAGTTGGCCATGCGCCGGTCATGTACAGCCACGCCAAACGATGGGCGTAAAAAGGATGCCCCTCAATCTTTACGACCCTGTAGCCCGTGCCCTTGCTGGGAAAGTCTGCGCGGCTTCCGATGAGTCCGCGCTGCCCCATTCGAACCAATCGCGTGAATGCCCCTGTTTCGGGGTCGTAGTGGAACAGGTGAACAAGACGCTCTTGCGTCAAACCCGTAGCCACATCCTTCGGTGCCACCATGGGTTAGTCCTCAAGCCGGAGTGGAAACAGGGCCGGTGCGCTTGCCGGGAGGCCGACCGCGCCGGCGCCCGACATCGCCAAGGGTGGCTTCGGGCGGAACGTAGAATTGGTCTTCTTCCGAGACGCCGCCGACCGCGCCCTTGCGGACCTCGCCATCCTTGGCGAGCGCCACGGGCACATCGTTGAGTTCGCCGCGGTACACCCGGCCCGCAAGCACGTCGTCGCGGTAGTCCATGGCGTCGGCGTTATCGTCTTCCCAGAAGTCGCGGCGCTTCTTCACCAGATACTGGTAAAGGGGCTGGCCGTTCTTTTTCTCGCCCGCGATGATGCGCAGCCGGCCCCCGGGCTCGGAGTCGGTCATGTCGTCGGTCGAGAAGTCGGGGATCTCGTCTTCCTGGACGAAATCGTAGTCATCCTGCTTGGTGACGATGCGCAGGCGCGCGCCCTCGTCGGAGACCCAGCGATAGATGTAGGCCGGGTCGAGCTGCGCATTCTCGAAGATGTCGAGCTTGAATTGCGCCATCCGGTCGAGCGTGCCCTTCTTGCGGCGGCGACGCTCGGTGGTGTGAACCTCTTCCCGGGTACGTCTGGCCCGAGGCATGATCGGGCGCTCGTTCGATTGGCGGCCCCGGCCGCCCCCTGCTACGCCTGTCGTGGTCATGCCTTGTCTTCCCAATAGGTGCGCGCCATACGGTTCTGCGCCTCTTCGGCGCTGATGCCCTTGCGCTGCGCGCTACGCACAAACCGCGTCATTTGCGCTCGTTCGACAGACGGAATGTCCATCCAACCCTTTTCCTTCTTCGCGACAGGACCATTCCCGCCGCGTGAGCCTCCAGCCACTTGCGGAGCTGGGGGCCTGACCTCCGAGAGCCGGACCTCTTGCCGCTCTTGGCGAGGCTCTGGCCTTGGGTCTTCGCGCCTCGCTTGAGGCACATCGTCGAACAGTTCGGGGAATCGGCGTTTCGCCGCTGCTTCGCCTGCCTGGAGCTGCTCCTCGATGCTCGCCCCGCTCTTCTCCGCGCGCTTGATCGCTGCGACAGTGACGGCGGTGGCCTCGTCTTCGAGGGCGTCAGGGCCAGTGCGAAACCATGGGTTTCGGCCAATCCATGCGACGGTCTGAGGCGGAGGCCCTTTGGCCTGGACCATCTTGTCGGCGGCCCGGCCTGCAGCTTCCACGTCGCCCGTTCGGACGGCGGCTTCGTGTTCCGCCCGAGCCTGCGCCAGAGCTTCCCTGCGGGCCTGCTCGGCTTGCTCCTCTGCGACCTGACCCCAGCGCTTCTGGCGCTCTTGCAGGGTCTCCAGCCGCTTGGGCGTGAACTCCAGAAAGTCCGGGGCGTCTACGTGGGTGTCCGCATTGCGACCCGCCGCGACCCAGGCTTCCTTGTCCAACCACCCCATTCGCCTTGCGACGCGGCGGCTGACTTCCAGTTCAAGATCACCATCGGCGACTTGCCCTGTTCTTACAGGTTGAACGGCGTCTTGCTGATTGTCAACTGTCTCTGCCGCAGGGGGTTCGGTGCGCAGATTGCGGCGCAACGCCACCTCTTCCTTGCGGTTGAGCGGCTCGCGAACAGGCTCTTCGTTTACCGGCGGATCTTGCTCGACGACATCGCCAGCGGCTTCCTTCTCCCGCAGGCGGATTCGTTCGGGTCTTGGCATAGGCTCAGGTTCCTGTTATCCATAGGACTTGAACCTCGGCCCCCGCCTTCGTTCACGTTCGATGTCAAACCCCGCCACCTCACCCTGGCGGGGTTTTTCTATGCAAGAGACAGCTTCTCTCGCAGAGAATAGCCCTCCAGTGGCCAAAGCTGCTTGATGGCGTCTTCGTAGGCGAACCTGCGCCCCTTCTCGACGTCGAAATTCTCAGGAGCCGCCGGAGCGCTTTTCCCCAGCACGGTAAAACCGTTCTGCATCACAAGAATGCAGATCGTCAGGACATCGAGCGGATTGCGCGACGATGCGCTGCCATAGGTCGCAAGTTCCATCTCTCCGGCGTTGAAGTACATCTCGCGGACGATTTTGGCCTCCATGCTCCCCAGAGAGACGCGCGGATGCGTTGCGCGAGCCGCGCTGTACTCGTCAGTGGCTTTGAGCGTGTCGCTGTGCATCACGCCGCCTTCCAGTCCATCGAACGTAGCGCAGGCATTTCATCGGCCGCGCGCTGTATAACGCCCGCACAATCCTTGTCTTTCAATAGTCTATAAGACTTTCCATCTATACCTACAAATTCGCCGCCAGCATAGCGGGGGAACCAGATCACATCGCCGACGCGCGGCTTCATGGAATCGTCCGGCCATGCTTCGTAGTTGAACGCCAACGGCGACATCGCAACGATGCGCGCAGCCTGCGAGGCGATCTGCATCCGCTCCCTGGTTTCATCGGTGAGGATGATCTTGACGTTCTTGCCAGTTGTCTCCGGCGCATTTGGCAAAATGACAACTAGATTGTACTCTACCGGGGTCAAACCCGGATTACACTCATCAAGCGCCGGAATATCGTTCAGCGCGACATCCCCGATCTTGCCGAGGTTCACGATTTCATGCTTAGCCATCAGCCGTATGTCTCCTTGAAGTCCTTCGGGTCCACTGTGGATAGGTAGTTGGCGTGGGTCGACTGAAGGAACGCCTCGTAAGCGTCGACCCGCGTATGCACTTCCTTGCGCAGGAGCATTAGCTCATCGGGTGTGAACGAGCCGGAGCGAAGGGCCGATTCCCACAGGCGCTCGTTTGCGGCGATACCGAGCGCGTAGGCCTTGGCGACCCAGCGACTCACCGGATGGGCGCACCAAAGTTCAAATTCCGATGCTGTCGGGTTGTGGCGGACTTCGGCCGGGATCGGCGTCGGCAAACGCTCAAGCTTTGGAGCAGGCTGCCTCATTGCCGGAACAGCCTTTTCGCATCATCTTCCATGTAGATAGTGGCTTTCTGTGCCTCACCGAGCACAAGGCGCATATCCACAGGGCGCAGATAAACTTTAAGCCCCTTCGAGTCAGTCGCGGATGCAAGAACTGCGAGGAGCGCCTCGACCCATCTGGCCATGTCCTCTTTTTTAACCTCCGCTTCAGGCGGCTGCTGGCGCGGGTGCGACTGTGCCATCAGGGCGCTTCAAAACAGAGACGCATGCGCAGGGAGATATGCCACGTTGGGCACGTGGGGATTTCTGGCGGATTCTCCAGGAACGCGTCCGGATCGTGATATCCCCAGTCCAATTCGGGCTCTGCCCGCCACCAGAGCATCGCCGGACCATCGATCTGTTCGCGCAGAGCCTTAGCAGTCAGGAAACTCCCCTCAATCGCCTCCTCAACGGTCTCGATGCGGTGAGACCTCTCATGCTCCCCTTTGACGGGGCCGTTGAGGATCGTGAGATGTGGCGTCTTGCGCGGTGTACAGGCGTACATTGAGTGGCCCGGGACCGTGTCGCAAAGCGCTTCGATGCGGCGCCGAAGGTCTTTAACTGAAGCCTTCTCCTCTGCGGAGAATTCCCTGTGCGGAACAGCCTCAAGGCCGTTGTGATGTCGCGACTGTGCCATTGGCATCGCCTCCTTCTATCGGTTCGGGTGCGGGAAGGACGCCCTCGCGGGCTACGCGGTGCGCCTCTTGGTGGAAGCCATGCGTCTGCTCCGCCACTTCGCCCATCGTGCGCACGGTCTTGGCGTTGCGCTCGTTGGAGAGCGAGTGGAGCGCGGTCATCTCTGAGCCGAGATGTTTGGCCTGCGCCTGCTTCAATGCAGCCGCAGCGGCCATATCCTGCGACTTGGCGATGGCCTCCGGATCTGGCGGCACAGTGGCCAGGAAACGCTCGGGACGGTCGACGTCGAGCACGTTGAGGGCTTCGGTCATGATCTCCTGCGCCGGCCCTGGCTGCGTCATTCCCGCGGCGATGCCGACAGGCGACTCACCCAACTGGATCAGCGTCTGCACCCGCGCCATCTTCTGCATCTTCGTGACGACGGAAGGATCGGCGACCGGCTGGATATCCGTGCCATCACCGCTGAAGTCCTCGTCGAAGTTCCCGCCCGTGAGTTCGGCATACTCCTTGCGCTCGCGATCCGTCGCCCAGCGTTGCAGGCACTCATAGATCAGTCGGAACTCGTCCCGGAAGCCGCGGTACATGCGCTTGTAGATCGCGCTGAACACCTGCAGGGCTTGGTTCTGCAGGGCGAGTGTCGTCCCCACAGGAGCCGTAGAAGGCGCATCGCCCGTCACCACGTCCTTGACGCTGGAGATGTCCTTCGCGGCTGCGAGCAGCAGTTCCAGCATCTGCATCGTCACGGCGGAGGGCTTGGGCGTGGTGAACTCGAAGATCGCCTGACGCAGATCAGGCCCGCTCGTGCTGACCGTCTGGTACTCGCCCGGCTGCTTGTACACCGCGCCGCCTTGGCCCGAGCCCTGCAGCCTGACATTGGCCCCGATGAACCCTCCGCCGGCGATCTCCGCATTGCCGGCGTCAATCAGTTGGTTGATCGAGGTGTCGACACTGTCGGTGATCGCCTCCAGCAGCTTGGCGAGGCCGAGGCCGTAGAAGCGTCCCCTCGGATCGGGCAGGAACAGGAATGTCGGGAACGGCACCCAACGTTCAATGCGCGTCACCACGCCCGTTATGGAATCAAACGCGACGTCACGCAGCGTGAAGCCGGCCTGGATGCACATCGTCCGGCGCGTCTCGACGTCCACCGTGACGATGTAGGGCTCGGGCAATCCATCCCCGTCCAGATCCTCAAGCCGGTGCTGCTCGATCCATTTGCGTGACGCCTCGGGGTCTTCCCCGACCACCGCGAGATGCTCGTCACGATAAAGGCCGGCGCGAATCCCTCCTTCGATCTCGTAGGGGTAGATGTCGTAGTCCTGCGTGATGCGGGGGCAGCGCTTCAGCGACTTGGTCTGGTTCGATACCGTCAGGCGCATGGCGGACGCGTAATCGCTGCGGACCCCCTCCGGACCCATGTACACTTTCTTGAAGCCCATGCCTGTAACAGGGCTCTCCATCAGGAGGAGGTCGGTTTCCCCTTCCCAATCGTCCATCCGGTAGAAGATCACGAAGTTGAGGTAATGCGCGACGCGTTGGCCTCTCGCCTGTCGCGCCTTGGCCTGCAGGTCGGCCATGTTCTCGGCCTTCTGGTCGGCGTGGACGGCTTGGGCCGATTGTTGGGCATCCTGCGGGCTCTGAGGCGCAGGGCCTTCCTTGGCGATCTGTAGCGGGCTCGGCTGCATCGGAGGGGCCGAGAACGTCTTCACGCCGACGACCTTGTCGCCCTTGATCAGTTCCGGCGTGGCGCGGGCGTTGAATTGCGTGACGGCGCTGGTCAGGATCGGATAGTTGACGTCGCTTGCGTTGGCGAACGGATATTCCTTCTCGGAATCGTCCTCGTCACGCTCCTGCGTCGCCAGCAGAAGGCCGCGCTCGGCAACATCGACCCATCCCTGACGGGAGCCTTGGTCTATCTGCCATTCACGGACGGCGGCGTTACCGATCCGGTCGACCACCGCTGCGTCGAGGAGGTCCGAGATGTCGCCTCCCTTCGTGGCGAGCCGATAGAGGAAAGCGAGGTTGTCAGGAAAAGCCGCAGCTTCCTGCGCTTCGCCCTCCGGCTCTTCTGGAGCCATTCCATCGGCGACATCTGGTTCATCGGATTTCAGGAACCTCCGTGCGAGCGCCTTCTGATCAGGGAACATGCCCAGAGAGGCGCGCGGGGTGTCGACCGGATAGACCTGTCTCGTCTTGAGCCCGAGCATGTCTCCGCGTTCACGCGCCATCAGGCTCCCTCAGGTCCAGTCGGACTGTCATCGATATCGTGCATCCGAGCAACAACGTCGGCTTGGAGCTTGAGACAGGCCATCGACAGCGACCCCAGATTGATGCCGGACGACCAGCACGTAGACCAACCGTCATTGATGCGAACCATGCACACCACGCCATCAAGACCCTCCCAATTAGCGACCTGCGCCAGGAGAGCCGAAGGCGTTGTGGTTTCGGGATGAAGAATGGCCACCTTGCTCGACATCAGCGCTTCAGCGCCTCATCGAATGATCCCGCCCCGCTCGGTCGTGCTTCGGCCGTCCGCAGCTTGGCGAGCGCCTGCGTCAGCGCTTTGACGACCTTCTCAGCCTCGGAGCGCTGAAGTGTTACACCTGTCGCGCCCGGAGAGAGCGCGCCTGTAACAGTCAGGACGATGGCTGTAACACCAAACTCGACCTCGACCTTGCCTCCAGCTTCAGGGGAGACGGCTTCCTTGCGGGCGCTCATTGATGCATCTCGCGCAGGTCTATGAAGTAGCCTTCGTCATCCTTCTGGATGCGGATACCATCCGCCGGAACGGGCCAGAACTTTATCTCTTCATCGGGGGCCTGAAGAGCGAACCCAGGCCAGCCGGTCGCGCTCCAGTCCAAGGACTCCGCTTCCCTCCAGTTCATAGAGAGAAGCCTGTATTTGACGGGTTCCTCTAGGGCACTCATTGGGCGTCGTCCCTGATTTCGGCTGCGAGACGCGGCCCCACGTCTCCGTAGCAGCGATACACCTCGCGTCCTTCTGCATCATGCTCGACGAAGGCGAAGGCCGTTCCCCCGAGGTGCTCGATCGTATCCGGCCGGAATGACATGATCTGTCCGGAAGCCTCCACGGAAAGCCTCGCCGCAAGCTCCATCAGCGCCGCCTCACTCAGGTCGGTGTTGTACTTCATCGCCAAGTCGCCTGTGCGCGGGACTTGTTGGCGCGCTGGACGATGCGGCGTTGGCCTTCGGCGTCCTCAAGCTTGTCCCAGGCCGTGCCTTCCCAATCTCGCGGGGCCATGTCGTGCTGACATGCGCCGCGGATGTCGCCGATCCAGTCGGCAGCCGAACCTTCGTACTTGGTAGGCCCTTCGGGAAGGTCCATTCGCATGGGCTCGTTACGCACAGGGCTCTCCATGGTTGACCGTACGAGCGCGGAGAGGAACTCCGCGAAATCCGGAGTGCTGCGCTCTCCAAGCGGCTCGGATATAGGCAATAGCTGCAGTGCTCAGACCTGCCGAGGGATTTCGAATGATCCAGTCCGCAATGACGGAGGGCCAAAGGCCCATACGCCCTTGAGAGTAATTCCTGATCCCTTCCCTCACCGCTGCGTCGACCTCACGTTCACGGGCCATACGATCAGCCGTCGCGTTGAACGAGAACTCCCTCAACGCCTGCTCGACACCTTCGGAGATTTCCGCTCGGTGCTTGCCGACGAACTGTCCCACGGCGTTACGCATTGGGGGCTCCCAGCCAATCAGCGAGCCTCTGACGGAGACGTTGAAAGAAGGTCGGCCTCGGCGTGAACATGCGCGGATCAAACAGCATCGGCTCGTCTTTCACCGGAGCGAGGCGATAGCGACGAGCAGCAGCGATGGGCTCGTCACTCACCGCGTAGGTGAAGCGCGAACCTTCGACCGCTTCCGAGAACGACGTGTGATCACGCATTGTCGATCAGCTCCTCGACTGAATGCCAGCGGTAGGGATCGGGCGGCGCTACTACGACAAGCCGCACCCTCAGATAAGGGCACAGCCCGAACTCAGCTTGGAAGGAGGACCGCATGGCGTCCAAAGTGTCCTGGCTGAAGTCTCTGGCCTTCGTGAGAAGGGCCGTCTGCTGATCCGTATCAAACAGGCGTCCAAATTCGTCCGACATCGTCGCTAGGCCCTTGACCTCTGAAACTGTGAGAATGTCATGAGCCGGTGCGTCGGACAAGGTCAGTAGCCGGTGCGCGAATTGCGCCGTCCACGCTTGCGGTCCGGCCGCACTATCGCGGCGTTTAGCTTCACGGCAAATGGGACAGCCCACGTGAGCGCAGCGGCGTCACCCAGGTCCGGAGACGCTCCGATCCGCTTCTTGATCGCCGCCTTTTCCTCCAGCACCAACTCATTCGACGTGTTGTAACGCGTCTTGCCGTCGCCCCACTCTGCAGCGGTCAGATCGGCCTGTAACGAATCGTCGTCCGGAATCTGCACCGGCAGGTCGCCATCGAACCACTGGCGCATCAGGTCGTACATCTCGGCCCGGCGATTGAAGTACACGTCGTCTCCCGTTGGCCCCTTGCTGATCGGATTGGATCCGAAGTCCACGGCCGTCAGGATATCGCCATAGCCCCAATCCATCAGCAGGTCGTACACGCCTGCGCCGTTCGAGCCGACGTCGATGTTCACCAGATCCGGCTTGATCCGATCGATCCGCGCCGCGACCTGTGACGCGACATATGTAACAGATCCGCCAGGGTCCATGCGCTCGGCGATGCGTTCGCCCAACCTCCGGCCACAGCGATCGATGATGCCGACCTTGTCGCCAGAGCGGGCGGGGTCGATGCCGAGGATGACTGGCCCGGCACCGATGATGGTTTCTGCAGGGCGTCTGGCGCGCAGGACGCTTGTAGCTGGAATGAAGCTGTTACCGCTGGACTGGAACGCTTCGTCGAAGGTCGCGGGATACTCCTGCATGAACTTCCAGCAGGGGCGGTCGCTCGGCGCGCTGATGGAGTTGGCAAGCTCCCGGTTCTTCAGAAAGACCCAATAGAGCTGTTCCCACGTTAGGTCGTGGGCGCGGGCGTATTCGTACCACTCGATGGAGGGCTGCCAATCTGGCGGGCATTCCCGCTCGTAATCCTCGCTCCAGTGCCATGGGATGAAGATAGCTTCGTAGTCCGAATTCCCCCTTATCGCGGCTTGGCACAGATGATAGAACATGTTGCCAACGCCGTTGGCTGTGCTTTCAAGGATAATCTCCGTCCCCTGAGCATCACCGACCGTCTGGAATGCGCCCGTTACATGTTCTTGTGCGTTAGGCCAGAAGGCCGATTCGGATCCATGAAACAACTGGAACGTCGCAGATCGGCCCGTTTCTTTGGTTCCAGCGGTCGATACTTGATACCCGCAGTCATTATGCTCGAACCGCAATTCCTTCGCGTTCGCGGCTTTCGTGGCCGGCTTCAGGTACTGGATCGGGTGAAGCTGGTGGAACCGCTGCGCCATGCCGAACAGGTTGTCTGTGGCTGGCTGCTCGTGCGTCAGGATGAAGGCCCGCATGGCGCGGTGCGTCGACCACAGGCGATGATAGAACCGCGCCTGAATGTAGGTGCTACAGCCTCCTTGGCGACCCTTGAGGATAATGGCGCGTACGCGGCCCGTCCTGGCTCGCTGCGCCTCAAGCCGCTGGTGGATGTGACGCTGCGTGCGGTTGAGCACGAGCGGCTTGATCGCCCCGTCTTTCGCTCGGATGAACAGCGCCTTGGACGCGAACACCGGCATATCCGCCTGCAAGCGCGACAGACCGTCCAGAACCTGGGGATCGAGGTTAGCCAGCGTCACGCTGCTTGGAGATCTCCATCAGGGCGCCGAGAAGATCAGCCGCCGCAGGAGCCACGTCATGCTCTTGCTGGATTTTCTCGCCGTACTTCTTGGGGGCGAGCTTTCCCGCGTACCACTTGCGAGCGTCGATCCGCAGGCGCGAGCGCTGGACGTGCTCGCCATTGAGAACCCAGCCGATCGTTTGGTCGTCGGCGTCCTTGCGTTCCATCCAGTCGTTCGAGGCATCATCAGCGATGTCGAGGATTTCATCGGTGATCGTGTCGGCCTGCGCCTCTCTGGCGCGCGCGTATTGCTCGCGGAAGATGCGGTGATTTTCGTCAGCCAGCCACCGACAAACGGTAGCGACATGTGGCATGTGCTCGTCACAGCAGATTGAACGCAGGCTCTCACCCTCGGCGAGGCGGTTACAAATCTGGTCGGCCAACTCCTGCGTGAAACGGATTGCGGGCGAGGGCTTTGCCGTCACGGAATTAGGTGCAGTGTTACGCGGTTTCTTCGTCACAGCGAACGCTCGGGCGAATAGGGGACGTAGTCGATCTCTATCAGCAATGGAGGAATTCCCCTTAAAATAGCATCGCTGATGCGTCGTTGGGTCTCTGCGATTGCCTTCAGGATCTCGGCGCTCGGTTCGCTAGGTAGCGGTTCGATGGGCTCGATGGTGACTTTCGTCATCTGCACCGCATCACCGACCGCGAGCGTCGCGCGATTTGCTTTGGCTGATTTGCTCAGGCGCCGCTCTGGGGCTCTGAGGCCTGTTACAGGACTGAGGGTGCGATTGTACCAGCGGGCGGAGAGAAGATCGCTGATGGCGATGACATTGGGCGTGGCGACGCAACTGGAGGGTGTGAGGCTGTCCTCAACTGAGGCGCGGGATTGGCCGCATTTCACGCACCAGTCGAATACGCCCCATTCGTGGTCTGCGTCACGCGGTTTCGTCACGGAATTGGCCTTGGGGATTCGTGAGGGGGAATTTCGTGATGGCGGTTCCAGGTCGAGTCGTCGGCCAAAATGACGACCCGATGGCCCCAACGTCTTAGGTCTGCTGCGATCATGAGGTTCGGCTCACTTCGCTACAGGTCGTGAAGGGCTTGAAATAGGAGCGGCGAGGACATCCACTGCTGCCGCAATTGAGTTCAGCGCCGATCGGACAAACGCATCCCGCTTGGACCTGTGGGACAGGAAGCGGGTAGGGAAGCGGAGCACCTTCGTTGCGGTGAAACAGGCGTTCGACGAGCTTCGTGAGGGCGTCGACTTGGCCCTTCAGATAGGCAATTTCTCCGCGGAGTTCGCCGATTTCTGGATGCGCTTCGCTCATGTGCTGAAGGTATCGCGGGAGGGAGGGGGGATCAAGCGGGAGGCTACAGGCGCGAGTTGATCTCGTTCAGGGCCGCTTCGGCTACGGCAAGTCGGGATTGGAGTTCGTGACGAGCCATCTGGAACGAGTCGGAGAATCCATTGGGGACCGGAGCGGGCGGAGCGCGCTCGTCGCCCTTGGTCTCGAACGATCCAAACAGTTTCGACTTGATCGTCTGCGCCGTCACCATGACCTCAAGTGCGGTCACGTTCAGATTGTTCATGCGGTTGAGGATGTCGTCGGTCAGTGGCTGTGCGAGCTCGACCGCACCGGAAGCAACATTGGCTTGAAAGCCTTGGGCAGGATGGTTCATCGTTCGTCTCCTCGGTGAAAATGGTTCAGGCCGGTCAAGCGGGCTGCTGTACGGGAATACCACGATTGGCTTTGCGACGGCGCTTCCAGATCGCGGCCTTGATGCGAGCCGCATCGGTCTCCGTCTTGGCATCCTCCAGAGTAGCGTGCGCGGCGCGTGCTCGCCCCCAGAACAGGACCCTGTCGCTGCGCATGAGATCCCGGTCGCGGATGGCCTCTGTGATCTTCCCCCGACGCCGGCCGATTTCGATCAGGCGATCTTCGCGGCTCACTGTGACACGTTGCATCATCACTTCCTCCCGAATGGCCACCACCAGCGGCGGCGGGGTTTGCGAAGCTTTTGGGCGCTGGACCATGCTTCGAAAATCTCTTCGTACGCAGGCGAGGTCCCGGGACCGGGGTGCTGTCCCGGTGACGCCGCAAAGCTTGTACCAAGCGACTGGTCGCAGCCAGATAGCGCAGCGGCGGAAGGCATCTCGCGCGAGGCCTGATTTTCAGCCCACGCCTTGAAGGCTCTCAGGTCGGCCTCGGTGAGCGGCCGCACCCGATATGGTTCGAAATGATCGGGCGCGCGTGGCCCCTGCTGAAGGGGATGTGCGGCTTGAGCGGCAATTGCCGCCCGCTCTTCTGCCGACCGCACGATCGTCGGATTTTCGCGCACGCAGCGCCTTATGAATTCTCGCTCGGCCTCAGTGAACTCCTCGCGAACGTCTTGGCTCACGAACCGACCTCGGGCGTCTCTGGGCTGGGTCATTTGGGTGGCTCGGGAAGGTGCATCCAATGCGTAGGAAGTTCCCAACAGTCCCAGTGGGACGCGTCTTCCGTTCTCAATTCCTGTTGAGTGTCAGACACCCATTCCCATCGCTCGCGCTTTTCTTCGACCCAGCGAGAAGTGGTAACGTATGGCTTCGGACGTGTGTCATCCTGAATGGATTCTTCGCACCATATCAGAATCGGCGTTCCGTCTTTCGGGGCACAGGATATCGGTTGCAGCGCCGTTTGCGGAGATGCCTCTTCCAAGGCATCCATAACTCTATTCGCGTATGGATCGCAGCCGCAGTGCGGCCAATCGCAATGCGCATACGCGGCCTCGCTAGACGTTCCTTTCGCTGCAGCGCACTCCCACCCTTTATCTGCGCTCATTCCGGCAACCTCCGTAACAGGCCATCCAGCGCGGATCGCAGATGCGTGCGTGCGGACTGGCCCTTCTTGGTCAGCGAGATGATGCGGATTCGACCGTCTTGGTTGGATACCTTGCGGGTGATGTAACCTTCCTCTTCCAGGCGATCGAGATTATACGTAACGTTCTGACCTGAAAAGCAATTCTCGTTGACTTCGTGCACGCTCATGCCGTCGGTTATGCGCATGACGATGGTGGCTCTGGACGCGTTGAGGCCGGGATAGCAGCCAATGCGCATCAGCTCGTTGTCCGTGGCTTCGTAGAACGAACGGCAGAAGTGTTCTGCACGGGTGAGACGGTCGAGGGAGTCAGTCATTTCAGGATGTCCTCGACTCCCAAGGCTGCTCGATAGCGTTCCGGAACGCTATGATCGCAACCCTCCGCGCCATTACAGATCGGGCAGGGCAAGCAGTCGTCGCGCCACACACCACGCCTGATCCTGTCTGCGATAAGAACGGCGCGCACCCACATGCTACCTGCATCTGCAGGCCCGGATTTCAGCGCTTCGGTAACCGCTTGCGATCGCACCGACTCCTCGTGAATGGCCACATCAGTCATCGAGAATATCCCAGATCGTCAGGCACACGCTCTCCGCGCTTTCGCTCCCGTTCATAACCTCCTCGATCCGCCGCAGCTTGTCCGCTGCGCGGCGCAACGAAGGAATCGCGTCTTCGTATCGTCCGACCTTGGTGAGCTGCTTTGCCAGCGCTTCGAGGGCTTCGCAGTCTTCGGAGGTGGTCATGTGCGCCGAGCCCAATATGTTCGCCCGCGCCGACCTGCATGGTCCGCAGCTAAACGCCATGCGATCTGCTCATCAGCGACTTGGAACGCGATGATAGGCTTGCTGCGCCCAACGGGCGCCTCGCAGTACCATGTACCGGAGCACGGTCCTCGCCAAACCCGATATCCGCGCCTCTTCAGGCGAAGAAGAGCGTCCGGATCGATTGGCGCTTCAGTGATCATGCGGCCTCTCCTGAATAAGCGCCCCCGAAGCGACCGTGTACGTCACTCCGGGGGCCATCGCGTGCGGCGGGGTGTGTGGGCGCGAACCGCACGCCATGTGGTGGAATTACGCAGACTGCTCGTCGGGCATGAAGCGTAGCGTTTGGAGATTCTCATCCAAGCGCCGGATGCAGAGTGCGTAGTGGGTTGCAGCGAGATCATCGCCATTTGCTTCTGCTCTGTCGGCCATCCGGGCAAGTCGCGCCCGAAGCTCTTCAGTGGCCTTGCTCACGTTCTGCACGGTCATCACGTTGCTCCCGTTTGACACCTGACCGTCTCACATCCCTAAAATCCCGTCAACCGAAAAATACGCCACGCCGCGACATTTTCCGCTTGCACTGCGGATGGCGTCATGCTGTTATGGCGTCACCAAACGGGAGCAACTCACATGACCGACTACACGCAGCACACCGCAGGAACCGGCATCGTTCGCGAGCGTGATCGCCGCGATATCCGTCCGATCCAGCAAATCGCCGAACAGGGCCTCGAATGGGATCGCGTCGGCTATCCGCTCATGGCGCTGTGGCTCGCCTGCTTCGCCCAAGCCTACGAGGCTACACACCTCGCCTAAGCCCAGGGACAGACCGATAGGAGGCACACGAAATGTTCACGAGAGATGAAGCACGGAAGCTCGCGCAGGCGGTCATCGCCTACCGAGCCGCGCAAGATAGCCAGTACACTTTCGCCCGCGAGTGCATGGACGGCGCGTGGGACGGAGACCAACCGCAATGACATCAAGGCGGTAATGGAGATCGTCCTGGAATTCGAGGAGCACGCCTGACCCTCTGCGTTCGGCTGGTTCCGGCCAGCCGATAGCTGAGAGCCAAGAATGGGAGATAGAGATGCGCATTGTCGAGATCACCCAACGATACCGGAATGATTTTCACTGGATCGGCGAATGCGAGAACTGCGGGCATCGCGAGAGATACGGCGATGGGTACGCCGATAACTTCTATTGTACTAGGGTCGTTCCAAGCCGTCACTGCGAAAAGTGCGGCATGAACAGCCGCGGTGAGTTCTGCAAGGAACGCGCCTAATCCTCAACCAATCTTACCCTCCCTCCCCAGAGGAGCGCCGACAATGGCGATTGAAATAAGCGTTACACCGGAACAAATCAGAGAACTCAAGAAGGCGCGCAGGCGCGTATTTCCCGTAGCCACGAACGTGTGGGCGTTCAGCTATCCGGGCTCTGGCACTGTCATAGCCGCCTCGGATGAGGCAGGAGCTTGGGCGGACGCTTGGCGACACTACGAGCGGACGAGAGCAAAATGACCGACCGCGACCTCAACAACGCCGAGTGCGTGGTGATGGAAGAAGCTGACACCGCCTCGTACTATCTATCGAACTGGCTCGGCTACCTGCGTGCGGACGGTGTGCTGATTCTTCCTGGATACGGCGTGCGCGTCCGATCGTGGCAATGGCCGCGTTTTTCCGACCCAGAAATCGGCGACTTCGCCTTCTGGGCGACGTGCTAGGGTGGGCGAAGGCTATACGGGATACGTCGTAATGGATAGCGACGGATTGGATGCGAACCCGACTTTCGTTACATTCGACATCGCACTTGTCCTTCTCGATATCCCGTCGCTCGCGTGTCGCGTGTTCGTTGCTTCCCCTTTCGGCGAACTTCACCTTCTCGGTCGGGTGCTGAAATGGAACGTGAGACACTAATTCGCACGTTCTGCGAGGTCCTTGGCGCGCCCGTGAAAGTGGCCGAAGAATGGGCGGATCTCTTCATCGCGGAGAGGGATGCCCTTGCAACCGCGAGGCGCTGGACCGAAGCCGAAACAGTACGGTGGGAGCGGCGGGAAGTGAGCGCACTGATAGGTCATACACCTTGACCCTTCTTCCCCGCTCGCCACGCAGCGACACGAGCGCGATTGGCAGCTTTGCGAGCCTCGTCCGTCGTTGCGGACTTCGCCCCGCGCCCAGAGCGAACGCTAGGCGTGGTTTTCTGCCCGCTGGCGGCTTTCTTGGGGGTTTTGGGTATGAGGGGCTTGTCGGGCTTGGAGGCGACCCTGAGCGCGGAATTTTCGGCCTTGAGGGATTCAACCTCGGCGCGGAGCTGGGTGATCAGGGCGTCGCGGGGGTCACGCCCGTGCGCAGCCATCTCCGATGGAGATGGACGAGCAGGCGCTTTCCCGCTCCAGACATGATCGCTTCCCCAATGCTTGACGCCACAGACTGCGCATAGAGGCGGATCCATTCGCCATTCATAGCAGATTATGTGCCCGAGCGCGACATTTCGTTGTAGGATAGCGGCATGAGAGGCACTGATCTTCCCGCTGTCCGCGAGCGCCTGGGCGAACTCTGGAGTGTTGGCAGGCCCCTGCGGCCGATCGAACTTGGCCGCGCCTGCGGGTTCGTCGGCCGGCGTGCTTGGGAAGCTATAGCACGCTGGGAAGTTCGCGACGATGAGCTGGCGCCTCCAGTCTCGACCCTCCTAGAGGCCATGCTGTCGGGCGCGTTCCGTCCCGAGTTCCGAAAGCCAAAAATGTTGCAAGAAGGTGTAAAAACCGATTGACGGCGGGATGGCGTCATGCGACTTTCGTTCATCGAAACGGAGGCGCATATGGCCCGCAAATCGGTTCTCTGGAACATCTGGTCTGCTGACAGGACGCTGAACCTCGGTCGCGTCAACGCATGGGCGGGTATCGCCCCCGCGAAGGTGGTCGACATGTTCATCGCGCAACGTCAGCGCCTGTCCTCGCGTCCCCTCGGGCTCAATGCGGCCGACTATGTCGCGGCACATTATCCGATCAACGCTTTGGACGACTACGGCGACTAACAGCAAAGGAGACCCAAGACGATCATCCAGCCGGGAGCGGGCAGCCCAAACCCCCGAACTGCTCCCGGCAACTTAATCGGCTTGAGGAATAAAACGATGGTCACGGTCGCCGAAAAGCTTCTCTACGAAATCGAGCGCATCGCCGCCAAGCGTGAGCGCTGGCGCGGATACGCCAAGATGGGTCCTAGCGGTGCCATCGGTTTTGGGCTGGCCATCGGCGTGATGACGCAAGAGATCGAAGCGGCCAAGCGCGCCCTTATGAACAATGATGCGCTTGAGTGCATCGCCTGCCTCAAGTCCTTGGAGGAGTACAGCGATGACGACTAAGCCCCCCAAATCCATCCTCAAATCCTCCCGTGAGATTGCGAACGAAGCGACGGCGGAGAAGTTCGCCCGCTGGTTCGGAGGGACGGTGGAGGAACATCTGGCGGTTCTGAATGGGCTCACTGGGCGTGTCAGCCCGAAAGCGATTCATGGGTATTTTGGAGGGAAGCAGTGATGGGAACGAGAGCGCAATTCTTCATTGGTGATCCACAAGACGTCGAGGGGCGCGAGTGGCTAGGCTGTGTCGCGTGGGACGGTTATCCTGACGGAGACGTCGGCGATACTCTGAAAGAGGTTACCACAGTTGAGCAATTTCGGCAGGCCATTACAGGCCTAATGTATGCTCGCGACGACTTTTGCGATCCCGCCACGAACAGCTTTCCCTTCCCGTGGAAGGACGACCTGTTCCTGACGGACTGCACCTATGCGTGGTACGACAACGCAGTGCAGTTCACCTACTTCCATCGCGGGTTCATGCCCCTCAAGGAATATCTGGCGCTCCCGGACGACCACGAGGACGAGCATCCGGATAAGCTCCTATCCAATGTTCCGGCGCCGACTTCGGGCAAGCCGCCCGGCCCAGATAGCATCATGATCCTGCGTGCGCTCCCATGACCCCCGTCCTCCACAGCCTCCTGTCGCAGGGCTATTCCGGTCCTGGCGAAATGTACGCCGTACCCCTGAACATCTGTTCGGGAATCGGCTGTCGGGCGCGTCTGGTGTTCAAGGACGCCGTCACCTTCATGCCGATCCTGGATGAAGGAGATAGGGGACATCCTCTGACGGGAGAAATCCAGGTCTTGCAGATCCAGACGTTCGCCGAGGCCGGTGCGCTGCGGACTGCGGCCCTTGAAGCTGTCGCGATGCTGGATCGCGTAATGCACAACGAAGGAGATCCACAATGAAGCATCTTACTGCGGGGCAAAGGCTTTTGCTAGCCGATTGCGACCGGATCGCGGCGTTGCCGGAGGAAAAGTTCGACATGAGGGCCCCCGGAAACCTGTGGGATGCCGAGGCTGGAGAGTGCGGATCACCTGCATGCTTTGGTGGCTGGGTGCGGGCGTGGTCTGGGGTTCGCGACTACATCGGACAGGTCGGCGAAAGGCGCTACGGTCTCAGCTGCGAGAAGCTGTTCTTTCCTGACGCTGACGTTGTGAAGCTGAAGGACGGACGCTCCGCGTATCACGCCACCCCCGCCGAAGCCGCCCAAGCCGGCCGCAACCTCGCCCTCCACGGCGATCCGCTGTGGCATACCATTTGATGCCCACTTCCGACGCCAAGCGCGCGAAGAACGCCGAGGTTCATCAACGAATGAAGGACCAGGGCTGGAAGCGTCTGTCCCTGTGGCTCACGCCGTTCGGAGCGGCGCTGTTACCTGCGGCTGCGGCCAGATGGGGATCGGCGACCAAGGCGGTCGAGGTCGGTCTAGCAAAGTCACTGGAAGAGGAATCTCCGGGGTCGACGGTGAGGATCGCGACTGCGGTGCAGGTGGAGAGGGAAGGATGAGCGACACTTCGGATTTGGTCCTGTTGGCTGAAACCTACCTGCGCCTGAGGCGGTGCGCGGGCGGACGCCTACTTGTTGACGGATATTGCTGTCCGCATTGCGGATCGGACGATCCACGTAAGATCTGCAAGGGGCATCGACGTAACAAGTCGCGCGCCCTCGAAAAGGTCGCCTCATGACCCGCGTCCTCACCCTCGCGATTCTGTCGTCCCTGACGGCCTGCGCGAGTTCGCGGTAGGTAGGGTACGGAAAACCCGGCAAACGCCGTCACGGCTCAAATTTGACCCCCTAGCGTGGACGTTACGAAAGGACCGAGCGATGGAACAGAAAATCAGCGACGTGCTGGATCGGGCTGCGGATAAGATCGCGCCCGAGGGGGCGTGGACGCAGAAGACATATGCCAGATCAACGCCCAAAGGGCGAGGAGTTGGGGTGTACAACCCCAAGGCTATTTGCTGGTGCGCATTGGGCGCGATTTGGGCCAGCGAACCAAGCTTTGATGCGCAACGTCGGGCTATCGAAGCTCTTCGTGCGGTCGCAGGCGTCAGACACGTCCCGAAGTGGAACGACAGCAAGCGCAGAACCCAAGACGAGGTAGTCGCCGCCCTCCGTGAAGCCGCCCGTCGTGAACGGGAAGCCGGACGATGATCCACCGCGCCCTTGCCGAAGCCGCCGTGATGGCGCTGTTTGTGGTTCTGGTGATCGTGTGGGCGCAGGTGTTGGCGGTGAGCAGATGACCTTGTGGCGTGAACAATCGGGTCGTCTCCTGCATTATGGTCCGGAGCCTATCGTTGGCGAACTCCGCAAGCCAGCAGGCGCTGGTATCTACAAGCCAGTCGCGTTCTGGGTAAGCGTGCAAGGCGAACATGATTGGGCGGCGTGGTGCGAATCGGAGGGATGGGGAAACTTGTCTTGCGTCCACGAGGTGCGGCTCCGACCCCAGGCCGACGTCCTGCACATCCGGACCTCCAAGCAACTGAAATCCTTCGACAAGGAATTCGGTTACGGTGGCTATCGTAAAGCTTCTGGCACGCCTCGCCAGATCATGTGGGCGTTCTTGGCATCTTTTTACGAAGGCGTGATAATTGCACCATACCAATTCGGTCATCGCTTCGACCTTGATTGGTATTACGGTTGGGACTGCGCGAGCGGCGCGATCTGGGATATTTCCGCCATCGAATCGATCACTTTGATCGAGGATAACCGCGACGCATTGCCAAGCGAACAGAACGCTGCCTAACTACCCCTGCCTCGCATCTCTGACGCGGTGTTACTCCTCCCTAGCTTGACTTCCCCGGCTGAGAGATTGGCCTGGGTTTTTGTTGGGGGAAATGTCGCGGGCCGGGCGCTACTCCGGCTATCCAGGTGAGGCACGATACCGCCCCGTAGGCCCGTTGACATGGGTGACCTCGACTCTGGTCCACCCTGGTGGCCCGACCGTCGCCAAATCGTTCAGCGTCACCCTACTTGAAGGCTTCGATCAGTCGGCTTGCGGGTCTTGCTTTCCCCGCCGCCGCGACGATCCGATTTTAGTACCGCACCACCGGAAACGCCAGACCTCCCATCAGCATATCGATCAGAACGACCAGCGCGATCACGCCGATGATCACCTGAGCGATCATTCCGAATGGAGCGGGGAAGGGAATCGTACGCACGATCCACAGCGCGACGCAGAGGATCAGGGCGAAGATCAGAAGCGAGAGCAGGAGTCCCATGGGAGGGGAACGGGCCGGTGAGGCTAGGGTTCCTAAAACTGCCGCCAGTCGACGCCATCCAATGACCGGATAGTTTCAGAGCGCCTCGGATGCGCAGGCTTGTTGCCGAGATGCTTCTTGCGTCCAAGCGCCGCGAGAGCGTCCGCGCGCTCATTCCACCTGTTTCCGTTGTGGCCCTTCACCCATTGAAACCCAACACGCCGGCCCTTCATGAGCGCCCGCGCTTCGTCGATCAGATCCCTGTTGGCGCGACCATTCCATTTTCCGCTGATGACATTCATCGCCAAGATGCTGTCGGATCGGATCAACACAGCGCCTGCGATAGGGTAGCGAAGCGCTTCGACGATGGCGCGCATCTCCATTCGGTTATTGGTCGTGTCGGATTCGCCGCCGTGCTTTTCGATGCCGATCGATGGGATCACAAACCCCCAGCCACCGTGACCAGGATTCGGCTCGCAGGCGCCATCGGTCCAAATTTCTGTCACTTGCCGGGCCATCTACGCCACCAGCCTCAGGTCGCCGGGAAACGTTCCCCACGCTGACCGCCATTCGCCGGTGTCCCGGTAATGCTGGATTCGTTCGGCCTGGATGAAGGGGGAGACGGGCTCAACAACGACCCCGTTCGCTTCCTTCGGGAGCCAGTGCTCGTATTTTTGGTCGTTCAGCCAGATGTGAAAACCAGGGCCTCCGGATCGCTCGACGTCCCGATCCTCGGATCGGTATCGCTTCAGGGCGGCCAGCAAGCGCTCAGGCTCGATTTTCGCTGCGGCCCGGGTCCAAGCTGTTTTGGATTTAGCTTGGCTTGATCGCTGTCGCATCGTTTGGGTGCAAGCCTTCCAAGCTTGGTTGAAAAGCTCATCGAGAGCGCCGTCAGGCGCGCCGTGGGTGGGTGGGTTGAAAGAGGGGTTTATCTTTGAAGGGGGTTTGGGGGAAACTTTCTCAGGGGAGGAAGAAGGGAGAGCGGGGTCACGCTGTGACGCGTCACTTGTTACGTCACTTGTTACGTCACGCGCCTTCATGCGCTCTCTGTATCTGGCTTGTCGCTCCGCCCCCGCAGAGCGCGCGCGAGGCTCACCAAGAGATTCGATGATATCGGCCGCCTGATCGAGGGTGAGGCCGGCAGCGGCCATCTTGCGGAGAGCGTCGGCGACACTCATTGGCGTCCACCTTCCTTGGTAACGAAGGCAGCGACATCCGTTTGGCCATTCTGGGCTTGGAACCCACACGCCGAACCGCTATTATCTGTCACAGTCGATCGTCCTTTCGTGCAGGACCGGAGACAAGGGCGGGATTGGTTCGCTGATTACGACCACCCGCCCGCCCGGCTTTTGTCCACCTGTGCAGCCATTCCGTCAATAGGGCGCCGTAGCCCTCCGCTCCTCACCCGGCCGATCCCGCAAGGCGTTGGACGCGATGTCGATCCAAGCCTTCACGGTGCAGGTCGGTCCAGCCCGGTTCTTCTGGATCGACAGGTCGATTTCGAACTTGTGCTCTTCCGCCTTGGCGATCTGTTCTGGATCGCTGGAGCGCTCGTCATAATAGGCTTGGCGATAGAGCAGGCAGACGAAGTCCGCGATCTGCTCGATGGAGCCCGACCAGTTCAGATCGGCCATGGTTGGGTGCTTGTCGGCTCGCTGCTCCGGTCCGCGATTGACCTGCGCCAATGCGAGGATAGGACATCCGACCTGCTTGGCGATGGACTTCAGTTCGTTGACCACATCGGCCGTGTCGGCGGCCTTGTTGGACGTGGGGCGCAGCGGCTTTATGAGCCCAAGGTGGTCGATCACGATCAGGCCCGGCTCGATGCCCTGGCGTTCCCATGCGCGGACCTGACGCAATGAACGCGAGCGGATGTCCTCAATGGTGAGGCCTCCCTCGTCGCACACGCTTAGTGGTAGTTCCGCCAGCATCTTCGCGCCACGCCGGGCATGAGTGAGCGCATCGTGGTAGAGGGACCCTTTCAGGATGTCGGAATATCGGACGCGCACGCCACCGAAGAAGTCGTGGACCAAATCCGCGATGAGCCTCGCCTGAACCTCGCGCAGGCCCATTTCCAGCGACCAGACCAGTACGGCGCGATTCGTCTGCGCTACGCCGCGTGCGAGCGACAGAGCCGCGACGGACTTGCCCATACTAGACCGTCCGCCAATCACCCAGACGTCATCGCGCTTGATGCCGCCCGTGATCCGGTCGATGCACCACAGGCCCGTCTCCACGCCGCGAAATTTGCCCTGTAGAGCCCCTTCCAGGTTTTCGAGGGCTGTGAGGCCAGCGGGAACGGCGGATGGCCCCAGAGCCGCGTCTCGCGCGATCTGGGCCAATCCTCGTTCGAGGTCTCCGAGGACCGCAGAGCCCGATCCTGCATGCCGGCACTCGCTGCGCGCAGCCTCGCATAGGTTCGTGATGCATCGCCTCGCATGAGCGTCGATCACGGCGTCCGCGAACTCGGATGCTTGGGCCACGGACGGGGCGTTGAACAGCAGATCGACGATGTGGGACGCCGGCCGATTGCGCATTCCCGGATGCGCTCCGAACTGCTCGGCGATCAACGTGACGTTGGACGAACCGCCAGCGCGGACCGATTCCCAGATCGCACCGTAGAGGGACTCGGAAAACTGATCCGGACGGACGCGCTCAAGCGCCTCGGCGCATAAGTCCCGATCCACGAGGACCATGCCAATGAGCCCCATCTCGGCATCGAGGGAAAACACGCTCATTTCGGCTAGGGCCGCACTTCGCATTGAAGGCTCGACACGGCCGCCCCGAACGCCGCCGCATCTTCGGCGCGCAGGGCTATCCCGACCGCTCGCAGAAGGAGCATCAGGGCGCGCAATTTGCGCTTTGGATGTCGGTCGACGAATTCCCAGACGTGCTTGACGGCGGCGCCGTAAAGTTCAGCGTGTCCGTCTTCGTTGGCCGGGATCACTTCTGCGACCCCTTGAAACCCACCGCGATTTCCTGCATTCCCATGGCTGGGCCACGCTCCTGTTCAGCTCCGTTTCAAGGAGCGTTGGGGCGGGGAACCGCGGATCAGGCGGCCCCGCCATTCCCTCATTTATCCGCCCACGGCAGAGCCGCCGTCAAGCCGCGATCGGCATCTGTTCGTAACCCTTGCAGGCGTAGTAGACGGTGCTGTGATCCCTGTTGAACCACCGGCCAACCAGGATGTAGCTCGGCAGTTTTCCACTCGGCATGGGTAGCCACTTGACCACCCGCATCGCCTCTTTCCTCGCGGCATAGACCCGATCGGTCTTGTTGTCCGACAGGATCTCCTCCGCGCTTACCCCGTGTTCATCCCCTATCAGGCGGATTATGGTGAGAACGCGGTGGGGGAGGGTCATGGATGCGAGAGTCGATGTTGCAGGGCCTTGGCGTCCCACCACGCGTTGTGCTGGACAGCGCCAGGAAGGTCAGTCGGGTAACAGTCGACGTTGTGGACCTCGAACGTCATCAGCGGATAGTCGGCGGATGCCCACTCACCACTTGCTCCAGTGGAGAGTGCGTGGCAGAAGCGAGCGATGTCGACGGGGCTGTCGGCGACGATGACGGGCACCTTATCCCTGGCGATGAAGCATCGGATTTCCCCACCAAGATCGTAGATGTGAAGACAGGAGACGTCGCGTAGCGCCTCATGTTTCTTCATGACCGGCAGCACATTCGCGACAACCCAATCATCTTTGGCAGCCGCGTCTATCTGAATGTGGATATTATCGCCGTTCTCTGCGACAAGAGCCATGCTCAGCAACGGGCCGTTGTGGCCGTCGAACTCGCAGTCGATGTAATATTTCATGCGTTTCCTCCCTCGATCCTCTCAAAGCAGAACGAGTACCACCGGCCCTCGCGATCCGGCCCGGCAACCGCACGGTCTGCGCCCAACGGTGTGGGTGTCTCATGCTCGCCGAACAGCCAGTCCGTGATCGGGATCACCTGACCGTCCGAAAGGGTTGCGGTGGCGGATTCGTCGTCGAAGGAGGAGACTTCGGGCGGGAACGACGCTCGCTTCATCGGCCGAGTCCCCGCCACTTCGCGATGTCCGACTGCATCTTCTCCATTCGCTCGGATGCGTCCCCGTAGTTCCAGGCGAGCCGCTGACGCAGGTCCCGCCAAGCTTCGAAATGGCGGACGGCCGCTTCTCTCGGGGGTAAGGACGCACGAACTTGGTACACGCTGAGCCCCAACGCGTCGGCTATATGCTGGAGGGGAATTCCCTTGCGCCATTCGCGGGCGATGAAATCGGTCGCGTCGTCGGTCACATCACCACCCTTATCCGAATGCCGTATTCCGCAAGAAAGTGTTTGGCCTTCCAGCGGAACAGTTGTGTTATCGTCGCCTTGGATTTCACGTCCTCGACAACGATTTCGTCATCCTCATAGTACACGAAGTCTGGTATGATGTGACCTATGACTTTCGTCCCAGCGTGCAGTGGATACTTCACCTGCCTTTGCAGGCGGCCTATCAAACCGCCGCGTTCCAGCAACTTCAACTCGGCCCACCGATGACTTTCGCGGATGCTGTCGAAATTCAGGCCATCCACCGTCACGGGCGTGTTGCGGTACTTGCGGGGGCGATCCTTCGCGATCTCTCCGCGCAGGGCTGCGAGCTGTTGGGCTGGCGTCACACTGGAGGCCTTGCGTCATGAATGACGCCGTCGAGCCTGCGACCAGCAGCGCGCTTGCCAACGCGATACAGGTCCGGCTCGTCGTCAATGTGGCCGTCTGTCCACGCGAGATCCTCATCGCTGAAGAACCAGCCCTCGCGCTCACTGATCAGCGAGGCGGTTGCAACGCGTCCAAATTGTCGCTCAACATTTTCACCAGGAGTCCATTCGCCCCACTGCTTGAACTCGAAGGGAACGCCGGCCTCTTCCGAGTCATCCCGAATGCCGCGAACCCAATCGGGGTGCGGCGGTCGCGCGTTCGGACCGCTCTCGCCTCCGCAGATCGCCCAATCAGGCCACCAGCCGTCATCGCGACGGATCGGACCCAAGAGCGGCTCGAAGCTTGCGAAGACGAACAGCGGGGCCAACTCTTCGCGCACTCTGCGCAGCTTGCCTCCGTCGCGGTCCCATTCGTCTTGGTTGCAGAAGGTCGCGCCGACCGCCGCGTTTGGCGGCAAGCCGCCAGCAGCCGCGACACGTTCCGGCACAATGCCGATGCGCTTCGTGAGCAGGAGATAGATGCATCCTGGCGTGGCGCGCATGACCGTGAAGGCATCGGCGAGCCAAGCGATCGGCACTTCCGCGTCGAAAATGTCCGACAAACTGTTGGAGAACACAAACGGGCGTCGCCCAAGTTCGACTTGGCGACGCTCGATGGCGCGGGCCTTCGCCAGGCAGTGCAGGGTGCGCCGACGTTCTGCATGGACGCCCCAATCAACCCCGAAGCGATGGCCCCACGCCTTGGCGTAGCAGAAGTCGCACGCGGGGCTGACCTGCGTACAGCCGATCCAAAAGTTCAGCGTCGCGTCCGCCCAACTGATGTGAGTGGTTTCAGCCATTGGGTTCGCCCCTCAACGCCCTCGTCATCGCCTCACGTTTGGCTGACAGGCCCTTCGCGCGATCGGATAAGGTCCTCGCCGCTTCCGACACAGGATCGGCCTGTACGGGCTTGGTTCGGTCGTCTGTGTGGAGATGGTACCCTCCGAAGCCGAGGTAGGTTGGTGCGGGGCGTTTCATGCGGCGTCTCCGAACAAGGAATCTTGCCGCGTGCGCTCGCCGAGTTTGGCCAGATTTTTCCTAGCCGCGGCGAAGTAGGACGGTTTCAGTTCGATGCCGATCCCCTTGCGCCCTAACTCCACGGCCGCGAACACTTCCGACCCGATCCCGAGAAACGGGACCAGGACCGTCTCGCCCTCAACGCTCCAAAGGTCGATGCAACGCTCGATCACATCCAGTTGCAGCGGGGAGATATGGACCTCGTCGGCCGGATCGCGGCCTCCCCGGTACTGCAGGGTTCGAGTTTGGTCGATGTCCGTCCACACTGGCGAGGCGTACCGCTGCCAAACGAGGATCGAGACCCACTTCTCATAATCCCACGACGCCTCGCCGCCACGGGACGCGATGTCTCTCGCGTACGCCTCGCGGCTGATGTCTAGGCTGTCGTCTCCGATCCAGCGATCAAGACCACCCGTGATCGCTGCATCGTTTTCTCCGGGCTTGCGGAAGGTGACGACGTAGTCGGCCAACCCCTGCCCGCTCATGGCGCTGTCTTTGACCAGTTGCTTGTGGAGCAGCCGGAGCGATTTGGTCCGCTGCTGCGCGACTACGGGGTCTTTCCAGATGCACACTTCAGAATGAAAGTGCCACCCGCAGTCCTGCCAAAGCCGAATGATCTCCCCGCGAAAGTCGCGCATCCCAACATAGCCGTCACGCCCTTTGTTCCGGGGAAGTTGCATACAATGGACGCTGGCAAGCCGCCCCGGCTTGGTCACGCGGAGCATCTCTTGAATCAAGAAGCTATAATGCTCCCAGAACAGATCGCCGTCCGAATTAGACAAGTCTCGGTCATAGTTGCTGAACTTATAAAGGCCGATAAATGGAGGCGAGTGCACGCTGAAATGAATGCTGTCGCCTGCGATGCCCCGGATGACTTCGCAACTATCGCCCTGATAGATTGCGTACGTATCCGTGACAACCTGATCGACAACCTTCACATCTTCCGACACGTTCACGCGGCGAGCCACTCGGGAACCTCCATTTTCATATTTGGATCATAATTCGGCGTGTCCCGAACCATTCCCCGCACGGCCTTGGTCGAGAAGCTCTGTGTGTGCATGATCATCGCCGCCATCATCCGATCGGCATCCGCTTCCTTGCGGCGCAGATTGGCGACAACATTGCCCTCAGTTTCGGCCGCGATCAGATGCGCCGTAACGGGCTTGGTCTGGCCGAAGCGCCAGAAGCGGCGGATGGCCTGATAATATTGCTCCCAAGAATCGTTGAGGCCGACAAACCCAGTGTCCGCACAGTGCTGCCAATTCATCCCGAATCCGGCAACCTTGGCCTTGGTCACGAGCACTCGGATCGATCCATCTGAGAAGCCACGAAGTTTCCGCGTCTTTTCTTCGTCGCTGTCCGACCCCTTCGTTTCGACCGCGCCAGGGATCAGTTTCGTCAGCGCCTCGCTCTCAGTGTTTAGATTGCACCACCAGACAAAAGGACCAGCGGGAGGCGTGACGTCGGCCGCCTTGCGCACCCGCTCTTCGACCGTCGACCGTCGCGCTGCTATGCGCTCTTGCATCGTCTCGGCTTGGATCGGGAACAGAAGGCCGGCGCGGTTAGCGGCATCGAAATCGACACCCACAGCGTGGTGGGCCAAATTGAGCGGCGGAAGGTCGTAGCCGTCATTCGAATAGCCCAGATCCCCGGGCTTGCGCAGCATGACGGACCATGAGGCCATCCACTTCCAGAAGTCGTTTTCGGCATGTCCCTTGAGCCGCCATTTCTGCGTCTCCCCGCCATCGTGGGTGAAGAAGGTCGCGAGCATGTCGGTGTAGGACATGACGCCGAGGAACTCAGCGTGGTTTCCAAGTTCCATAAAATCATTAGGCGCTGGCGTCGCCGTCGCAGCGAGGCGGAATGGTATGCGCGCGCACTCCGCAATCAGGCGCGTTCTATAATGACCGTCCGTCGACTTCAGGATGGATGATTCGTCTAGGATCACGCCACCGAACTGCGATAGGTCAAAGTGCTCGATTTTCTGATAGTTGGTGATGTTCGTACCGGTCATCACACTCGATTGAGCCCGGACCTGCTGCGCGGCGATACTGAACTTCGCCGCTTCCATCACAAGTTGATCGGTCACGGCGAGAGGCGCAAGATGCAGAACATTGCGGCCTGTTTCACGGTGGACCGCATCGGCCCACGCCAGTTCCATGAAGCTCTTGCCAAGGCCAGTACCAGCGAAGATCGCTGCTCGTCCGCGCCGGAGAGCCCACGCGGTAATATCGCGCTGGAATGGGAACATCAGGTCTGGCATGGCCGACTTCGGCTCAAAACCAGTCGGCGAATCGATAATGGACTTGCGGGCGAGGAATTCCGCGTACGAGGCGTTCACCCCACCCTCCACGCCCGCGGCCCCTGGTCCGTATCAGCCGAGACGTACTTCCGATCAGGATAGCGCCGCTTCACTCGGCTGATCGTGCTTCTTACACTGGAGAGGCTGTAGTCGAAGAGGGGCAGCGACTTTCCAGCCTCCATCTCCTCGATGAGGTCCTCCAGCGTCTTTCGGACGGGGAGGGGCGTATCGTCCATGGCGTGCTCCATAGGCGAGTGATGACACGGAAAAATAGTTTGTACAAGCGTTGAATTCCGCTTGTGGGACCCCGATCCCTGTGCCACGATCATCCTGCATCGAACGGAGGAACCGGATGCCCGAGGCTGGCGAACTAGACCCATTCGATTTGGCGTCTGCGCCGGTGCTTGAGGATCGATTTCCGGCCGGCGAGCCAGAAGATTTGGAGGAGCAAGACCAATGAACGACGCAACTGTCTGGGAAGGCGATCGCCCTCCTCTCGCCAAAGCTCTCGTAGCTGCACAGAAGGCCAGCGAAGCGATCAAGAAGGCGTCGAGCAATCCGGCGTTCCGCTCCAAATATGCGGATCTGGCAGCCGTGGTCGAGGCTGTCGTGCCGGCGCTCAATGACGCTGGAGTGGTCGTGATCCAAGCCCCGACCTTCGATGGCGAAACGGTCAGTGTCGAAACGACGCTTTTGCATGAGTCCGGTTCATCGCTCACCAACACGCTCACTCTGCGGCCAACCAAGGCCGACCCGCAAGGTGTTGGCTCCGCGATCACTTACGCCCGTCGCTATGCGTTGCTGGCGCTCGCCGGGGCCGCTCCGGAGGATGACGACGGCAATAGCGCCTCAGAACGCCCCGGAAGCGGCGCGCAGACCCCAGCGCGGTTCCAGCGCCAGCAATCTGCCGCTCCGGCTCAAGACGGCCCCAGCGACGCTGCAGTGGACTTCCTGAAGGGCATTGAGGCGCTGACCTGCGAGGCCGAATGCACCGCGTGGGGCAATGGCAACGCAAAGGCTATCGGAGCCCTTAGCGTCGCTGACCGTGACATCATCCGCGCTGCGCTCAAGTCTCGCAAGAGCGCCTTGCGTGCGGAGGCCGAGACCGTCGAAACCTTTCCTGGCGACCGTACTGCGGACGTGGCCCGGAACGGGCCTGAACTGGAGATGAACTGATGGAACAGCGCACCAACGAATGGTTCCAGGCCCGCTGCGGCAAGGCCACTGCCTCGCGCATCGCCGACGCCATCGCGAGGACGAAGACAGGATGGGGCGCAAGCCGTGCAAACTACATGGCCGAGCTGATCGCCGAACGTCTGACAGGATCGCCAGCCGAACGCTTCACCAACGCGGCGATGCAATGGGGCGTCGACACGGAGGGCGAGGCCCGAATGGCGTATGGCCTTTCGACCGGCGATGATGTGATCGAGGTTGGCTTCATCGATCATCCCGCGCTCCCGATGAGCGGCGCAAGCCCGGACGGATTCGTCGGTGATTTGGGATTGGTCGAGATCAAGTGCCCGAACACAGCGACCCACATCGAGACGCTGATCGGCCAGACGATCCCCTCGAAGTACGAGACGCAGATGCTCTGGCAGATGGCCTGCACCGGCCGTCGCTGGTGCGACTTCGTGTCCTACGATCCCCGGATGCCGGATGACATGCGCCTGTTCGTTCGCCGTTTCCACGGCGACGGCGCAGAGATCGCGCGTCTCGAAACAGAAGTCCGCGTCTTCCTCGCGGAGGTCGAGGCCAAACAGGCGCAGCTTATCGAAGCGATCAGGCGGCGCGCTGCCTGATGCCCCTGCGGCTTACTCTTTACGGTGAGCGGGAGCGCGTCCGAGCCGTTGGGGCGATCAGGACCGCACCGCCGCTTGCCCGCGTGGAAATCGCGGACCCCAAGCGCTCTGACCCGCAAAATCGGGCGCTCTGGGCCAAGCTCGGTGACATCCTTGAGCAGCAAGCCGCATGGTTCGGCCCCGGGCTCGATACGGATGATCTGAAGCAGGTGTTCATGTCCGCGCTTGATGGCGAGCTTCGCATGGCGCGTTCGGCCGATGGCCACGGATACGTCCCTCTCGGACGCAGATCCAGCAAGCTCACTTGGTCTCAGATGTCCGACCTACTCGCGCTTTTGGACGCGTGGGGAGCAAATCCGGAACACCTTGTCGTCTGGTCAGATCCAGAAAGGGCAGAGACGTGAGCCGCATCGCCCTCTCTCCCGACCACGGTCAGCCCGTCGAGCCCACGCCCCGCAAGCCCCTGACCGAGGCCCAGCGCATCGAACTCTGGAACCGCCAGAACGGTCTCTGCGGACGCACAGGTTGCGGCAAGCCGATCCCGCACAAGGGACCAGGAGTCGTTGACGAGCATCTCGTACCGCTGAATTTCGGGGATCCCGAAGCCAATGCGCTCCGTAACCGCGCCCTCCTATGCCGGGCCTGCGCGACCGAGAAAACCTCGAAGGAAGACGCTCCAGCTATCGCGAAGGCGAAAAGACGGGCGGCCAAGCACGACGGGACCTATCGCAAATCCTCCCATCCCCTGAAATCCCGTGGCTTCCAGCGAACCCTCCGGCGTCGGATGGACGGCCGGGTCGAGAAACGAAACGGAGAGACATCATGATCTACACGGTCGAGATTCACGACGCTTGGGGCTTGGTCGAGACGTCGCGACCTTTCTGGCGAAGATCGGCGGCGGAGCGCTGGGCCGAACGCTGGCTGGTCGGTGACGAGTGGGCTAACATCGTCCCGCGCAGGTGGTTCCGATGAGCGCCCACCAAGTCATTGCGATCATTCTCGACGTCGGCCGCTTCCTCGTCGCGACTGCGGCGGGGGCTCTGGGCTTGTCCCTGATCATCGCCGCCGTGAAGGACGCCACCCATGGTTGAGCACAAGCACGGCGGCACGATGATCGTCACCGTCGTGGTCCTGTCGATCGCGCTGTACGGGCTTCTGTGGCTCGTGGGGCCGCGCCTGTTTCCGGGGGTGGGGTCGTGATCCTTCCGCTCCTCCTCGCGCTTACCGTGAACGGCGCACAGCCGCCCGAGCGCTCGCCCTACCCCTCCGATGTCCCGATGTGGAACATCGCCTTCTGCATCGGCTACAACACCGCAGCGGCGGAGAGTTCCGATAGGGTCGACGCGTTCTCGGACGGCCTTGTGCGGGCCGCGCAGGCGGTCAACGACAAGAGCCTGACCGACTTCATCCAGGCTGTTGTCGAAACCGCAAAACGGAACATGCCCGTTCCGGAAGTGAGCGGCCACGTCGTTGATGACGATCACAACCTTGTCGCGGATTGCACGCCGCAGGATGCGAAGCCATGACCCCTGGCGAAGAGGCAGTCGTATCCATAGTTTCGGGTGTCGGGTTGGCCGTAGCTCTTATAGCGGCTGGCGCCTGGGGGTATTATGAGGGCTCCTGGCATCAGGCGAAGATCGACGCCCGAGCCACACTCAGCGGCCCTGTAGCGACGACTGCCGGCACTCTCTCATGTTTCAGCAACATGGCCGAGCCGCCGACAGCGTCCAAATCCCCGCCCGACTGCGTCCCCGGCCACGGCTGCCGCCCATTCCCCGGCCTCGTCCTTCCCGTATGCGATAAGGCCAAGGACGTGTGCTGCAAGGCGGGTGACGCGGCGTGCATCAGGGAGTTGCCGAAGCCATGAGAACCGAAGACATCCCCGCTGACGGCCCATCGGACTGGCGTCGTGAGCCCTCTGAGCGTCGCAACGCCCTACTCGGCAAGCTGGCAGAGGAGTGCAACGAACTCGCGGGGCGTCTCGTGCGCGCTATGATCCAGGGGCTGGACGAACTCGACCCTGACGACGGACGTCCAAACCTCATGCACATCCAGGATGAATTCGCGGATGTGACGGCGCTTATGGAGTTGTTCGAGTTGTACATCGAACTTGATCAGGCGGAGATAATGGCACGTTGGGGCAAAAAGCTACGCTACAAACGCCCGTGGTTTGAGGCTCTTCCGGACGAACGCTCATGACCCGCACCCTCGCCATCATCACCCTCGGCATCGCCCTCGCCGGCTGTCCCCACGCCAGCGGACCGATCTGGCATCCCCTCGACCCCTGCTTCGGCTACAAGGGGACGGTGGACAGGTGTCTGCACCACCCGACCACGCCGCTGCCGGCCGTACCGGAGCCATCAAGCTGGACGCTCGTCATTCTTGGAGCGGCGATGGTGGGTGGGGTGATGCGGGCGAGGCGGAGGGTGGTGGCGTGAGAGGCGATCTACGTTGCATCGAAGGCCGCCTTTATCGGCATGACCCGCAGTATGACGATCCGGACTTGGAAACCGATGTCGGCGAATGCCCGGATTGCTCTGGGGATGGCTGCGGAGATGATGGGGAGCCAGTTTCAAAGGTGGGTCGCAGCCCTCGATGGCAGATGGGCGACGTCTATCCTAGACCAAGTGCTCCCGTTTCGGAAGTAGTTGCATACTGGAACAAGAAGTCATGAGCGGTTGCGGCTCCATCGAATGCGCCAACGAGTGCGGCGGAGACTACACTTGGGCCACGTGCCCACATGCGCAAAAGCCTCCTACTTACGACGAACTAGCGGAAACGCTAAGGCCGTTCGCGGAGGCTGCGGGGGCGATCGATGCAAAGCTGGTTCTGGGTAACGATATCGACCACTGGCAACTTAATTCTCATCAAGCAGCCCTATTGACACTGGGAAACCTTCGTCGAGCCCGTGCTGCCTTCGACAAGGTGGCGCTCCCCGACCAACTCAAGCTACCTTCCGGTGGAACGTGCGCCTTGTGTGGTGGTGCGCCTGTCAACGAAAAACACGTGTGCGCGACGTGTCAGGACGAACTCCAATATCGGCTGTACACTGGAGTCGTAGTGACGGAGCCAGATGGAAGCATGTGGGCTGAGATCGATCAGTCGGCATGATCTTAACCAGGGGAAACCCATGACCGACCAACAAGCCACCCCCGTCATCGACGCCGAGCGCGAGATAGGACGCGCGGTGTTCAGGAGGATCGCGGAGTTGAGGATCGCACAGCCGCGCTCGCCGCAAGTGGCGCTCACAATTAAAATTGTGCTCACCGCCCTCGAAGCCATCGTCCTGGCCGTAACGGGAGAGAAGGGATGATCCGGCGCTCTGTGTCCGCCTTTTTAATCGTCCTGGCGATTGGTTGCTTTGTGGTAGGGGTGATGACGATGTCATATAATGATTTGAATCACAAGTTCCCCCCCTTCCCCGCTGGGCGTACGCTGGTTTTTACATCGTTCGTACTTGGTGCAATGGCTGCCGCTTTGTTGGCTTACGGCGGATTTTACGACATCGAGCCCGAAGCTTGGTCCGCCGCATGGTCTCACTACCAGAGGGAACGGACGTGAGCACAGACATCAAGACGGCCGTCCATGAGGTAGAGCGCATAATCCTGCGCCGCCTGCGCGAGCGGAGGGCTGAGGGGTATACCCTAGAGATGGCGGTAGAAATCGTGAAGTTGTTTGAGGCGTCTACTGCTATCATGCGGCTCGGCGAAACAAGGGCTTCGTCATGAATGCAGACACCAAGGCGCTGATGGGGCGCATTCAAGCGTTCGCAGATCATGCGATGGCCCGACAAGGGTCATTGATCTTCTGCGCTGGCCGTACACTACCTCCGGTGGAACTTTCCTGGCTCCTCGCTCTCGCAAGGCGCGTCCCTGAACTGGAGGAGGCGCACCGCAAGATCATCGAGGAGACGAAGTACGTCGAAAACAACTATGCGCGGGCCGCGAACAAGATCGCCCGCGCCGCTCTCTCGCCATCCGACCAGACCAATTCCAGCGGGGTCCCTACCGGCAGTCAGACTGAGCACTCGTCCGGTGGGTTGGAAAGCGCCGAGCCGGAGCGGCGACCCGCTGGGGCTCCGGCAATCCCGCCCCAACCCAAAGGGGCGGCCGTAAGCGATATGCCGGAGGGGGCGTGGCCAGACGATGCGGCCGTTCAGGGCGGCGCAGCGGAACTGAAACAGGCGCTCCTTGCGGCAGAGATCAACATCCCCGATTGGAGGCTCCCCGGCCTCGCCCGCGTGGTCCTGATAGCAGCCGCCGTTCCCTCCCCTTCCAGGCCAGAGGGGCCAGACATGCGTGCGGTCGTCGAGGCGCTCGGGTTCGAGCCCGACAATCACCACAACGCGCTCAAGTGCCCGTACTGCAATCCAGAGGGGCTGACGTTCGCTCCCAGCCAGATCACAGACGCAGACGTCGAGAGGTGCGCGAAGGCCGGATACCTCGCTTATTGGGCCGACATGCCTCCAGCAGACGATTGGGAGGCGGCAGACGAACAAACCAAGCTGGATTGCCGCGTGACTACCCGCGCCGCTCTCCAAGCCTTCGTCAATGGAGGGGAAGATGAATGAGCTGGTGCGCTTCTTCAGGTTCGTAGAAATGGACCCCAACAGTGGATGTTGGCTGTGGAGCGGCACCACTACGCAAAAGGGGTACGGCAGATTTTGTGTAGATGGCCAGCGTCAGATAGCCACACATTTTTCCTGGACGGCGTTTCGCGGGTTCAAGCCAAAAGGCAAGGACGGTAAGCCGATTTATCTGTGCCACAGGTGCGACACGCCCGCGTGCGTGAACCCTGACCATTTGTTCTTGGGCACCCAAGCCGAGAACATGCAAGACGCCTATTCAAAAGGCAGGCTTTACATTACTCGTGGAGAGGCGAGGGTAACTGCCAGACTCACTGATGCACAGGCATTGGAGATAAAACAGAAGAACCGCGCAGGCATAGGGTACCGTCGATTGGCCAAGGAATACAAAGTTCATAGGAGCACGATAGTCGGTGTCGTGCGGGGGAGAACCTGGCGACATGTCTGATTCAGGCCCACCCATCCCGCCAGCGAACCTGGAGGCGCTGAAAGACCTCGATGTGGTCATCAGCGTGATCACCGACTGGAAAGCCTACCACGAGGGCTACGTAGACGGTGAGGGCTGGGGAGTTGATTGCAGCGACCCTGACCCACGGCCTGACTACTGGATCGGCTGGAGCGACGGATTCCATGGGCATCCCGAGCGCGCACCTGCGATCCCTCCCCCCTCAAACGACACCGAGGGATGACAATGGCCTCGGTCAAGACATCCGATTGCACCGCCTGCGCGAACCTCCGGACACATCCGAATCCCTCGCAGCCATTCCACCATTGGAAATGCGCAAAGTACGGACTGTGCGTCGGGACGACCGTATTGAAGTGCGAGGGATTCAGGAGGCGCACAACCGGCGAATGTCCTCCCAAGGCTGACGCGCAGGCGTTCGTGTGGTCTCCGGCGATTCCAGATTAACGCGCCTCGCCATTCGCGATGTTCGGATAGAATGCGTCATCTGTAGGGAAGTGAGAGCCAGGAAACGCCTTGCTCCATAGCATGGAGTTTATGCGAAGTTGCCACGCAAGGCTCTTATTTGAATCGTCTATGCTGGCGCGAAGTTGCGTATCGATTTCCGTTTGTTTGTCTTCGATCTTGGTGATCTGAACACGATCGGCCGCTACCTGCGTCTCTAGGGCAGATATCCTCGCCGATAGGCTCGCCACATCCTTCGCCGCCCCAATCGCCGTGGCATACAGCACGAACAGAGAGCCGATCAGCGCCAGGGCCAGCGTGCCAATGCCAGCCCATGCGCTCCAGCGTGCGGTTCCGTTGCCGTTGCCCTCAGCCATGGGGCGGAAGTGTAACGGAAAATGGCGGCTTCGCTAGTCAGGGCCAGGGATCGGACTTGGGGTCGAGTTCCTTCCCCAGATGCCTCGCGATCAGCCAGATGACCACCGCGACCACCACAAGGGCAATCGCGGCGCCACCGATGATCGCGAGGAAAGTCACGTCAGAAGGTCATCGTGTACGGCTGCGATCCGTCCAGCGCGGTCGGCGTTGTGGAATCGACCACATCGATGGTGAAGCTGTACGTTCCGGAGGTCGTCGGCGTGCCGCTGATTTCGCCGCCCGAGGACAGCGACAGGCCGGGCGGCAGGGACGATCCCGAGGCGAGGCCGAAGGTGTACGACCCGTCACCGCCGGAAGCCGTCAGCGTGGCGCTGTAAGGCGTGTTCAGGACCGGATCGGTCAGGGTGGCGGGGCTGATGGTCAGAGTCGTCGCAGCAGGCGTCAGAGCGGCTTGTAGGGCCGCGTTGTTCGACGCGAGGGTCTGCGCCAGCGATTCGATGGTGGCGTCGCTGTCGCCAGACGGAAGCGCCTTCAGGGCGGCGATGGCCGCTTCGGTGACGGTGGTGTTTTCCGTGACGGCGGCTTGGAGGTCCGAAAGCCCAGACATGATTTGCTCCAGTTGGGTTAGATCGAGGCTGATGGTCAGGTGGTGACGATTCTCGTGCAGGAAGTCGGTGAGCTGCATGCGGCTTCGTACTCCCTGTTCGTGGCGCGGATGTGAACGCGTGGGCGGCGGTTAGGCTGCGGCGACGGCTGCCTTGGCAAGAGCGATGATCGCTTGCAGGATCGAACTGGCCAGCGACTGCACAGTCGGCAGAAGCGTCGAGCCGGTGGATTCCAGATCTTCGATGAACGCCTGCATGATGTCCTCGATCGCACCACCAAGCGTGGGAGAATTTACGGAGGCGAGCGCGTTCAGGAACGCCGTGACGCCGGCCTTGACCTCCGCGATCACAGTGGGCTCGGCCGCTTCGATCAACGGCATGGCGAGTTCTTCGACGGCGACAAGGCCTGCCTTGGCTTCCGTGCCGAGCCACTTCAGAGCGGTTTCGGCGTCCGATTCGAGTTCGAGGATGATCTTGGCGGTCACGTAGTTGGTCCTTGTGCTGGAGGGGTAACGAGGTCGGATTCTAACTGACTTTCGAGCGCCGCAGCGGACTTCTCGACGCCCGGCGCGGCAATGCCTCCGAGGAAGCCTCCGAGCAGGCGCTTGGCCGTCGAGAGAACGAGGGCCTGGACGAAGGGGGCCGCGTCGTTCGTCACCAGGGCCGCAACGAAGGCGTCCCAGGCCGTTTGCGTCGCGGGATGCAGCTTGCCTATCGTATCGGCGCGGAAGGACTGTAGGGCCGCTTCTACGCCCGATACGGCGTCTGGCGCGGGGGTTTCCGTCATGGCGCTCCTTTCGGCGACGTAGGGACCACGGGGACGACCACAGTTGCGGGGGGCGCGGACACCTGGATCTTGGCCAACTGCGCTTCCACGATATCCGAGAGGTGGGGAGCGGAAATGTTCGCGGCCTTCAGCACGTTCGGGAGCGCGGTCTGGACGTACTGTACTCCAGCCGCGATCTGAGCCGATTTCACGTCGATGCTCGAATTCGCATCGGCGAGCGCGTGCCCCCGTGAGAGCGCCAAGGCCGCGCCGTTCGAAGCGGCTGTGATGATCCGCTGATTGAGCGCGCCGCTCGCTTCGATGTGAAGTTTCCGACAGACGAACGCCGTCACGATCGGAACCGCCCCGGCGATGGTCGCGGCGACGACGGGCTGAAGGATGCTGAATGCCAGATCGATGGCCGGCTTCAGACTCACAACGCTCATGAACGATCCTCAATCGGGAATGGCGCAGGATAGCACGTTCTTGGATGCGGGCTATGCCGCGAGTTCACCGGTCAGGAACATGCTGGCGATCCGCCTCGCGCGCTGTCCGACCTGTTCATACCAGATGCTGTCGATGGCTTGGTCGTGCGCCTCCTGCCAGTTGCCTGCCTCCAGTGCGGCGAGCATGTGCGGGAAGCCTAGGAGGCCGTGTGCGCCCAGGTTGAACCCCATGTCGGCAAGAGCCGCCGCGCGCACAACGTCCAGCGTTCTCCACCAAGGCATCAGCGGGTCCATCTGGTGCAGACGTTCGGTGGCGTCCGTGACGAGCTGTTCGTCGGCCTGCGCCTGCGTCCACACGGTCCCTGAAGCCACATAGGCATGGCCATAGCCTACGGTCCACACGCCCCGGCTATCTTGGTAGGCGGTGAGGCGACAGCCCTCGTCCCGCTGCAGCATCGGGATCAGGATGGCGAGGATTTCCGCGTCCGTCAGCATCACTGGTCTCTGTCCACCTGCGTCACATACGGCTGCGGGACGTTACCGCGCACCACCATGCGCAGCCATTCCATGATCTCGTTGAAGCGGCGGTCTGAGCGCTCCTCGTTCTTTTCCAGGCGGGTCACACGCTCCTTCAGCAGCGGCATGGTCTGCTGGTGGTCGGTCTGGAGCGCTTCGAACTTCTCCGTCAGGTTGTCGAGCGCCTTGGTCGTCGCGTTCGAACTGCTGCGCCACATGCCAAGCATGAACACGAACAGGACGGCCTGCACGGCGATGGCGACGCAGACCTGAGCCCAGCCGGCGTTCATTCACGCGCCCGGCTTCTGCGCAGATCCGCGACGCGCAAGACCCAGAAAACCGCGCCTAGGCCAACGGCCAGACAGAAGAGCGCCCCACTCCCGCCCAAGGCTCAATCCTCCCGGTGTTGCGACGCATAGGATTTCCACGGCGAACAACGAATTCCCGATTGCCACGAACACGTTATGCGGGATGGTAACACGATTTGGCAATTGCATAAGGTACATCGCGTCCCAAACCATCTTGGTCAGGAGGGTGAACATCTGCGCCACCAGCCAGCGGGCGGACCAGAAGTGAAAGCAGGTCAGAACCACCAGCAGGATCACGAGATCGAACCACGGGAAGAGGTCATATGCCGCAGGCCATCCAACCGCCGCAGCCAGCACCTTGCTACCGATCCATGAGGCGACAAGGCACGGCGCCACGAATCGGGACGGATGCGGCCCATCGCCATTCTCGGCCCTCCACGACAGCACCCACGCACCGAGCGCGGCGATGCCGAGGCAGGCGGAGGGGATGTCCAGCAGCCGGACCATCAGGTCTTGGGATCGCCGTCGTCGGGCTGCACGAGGCCGGGATTGTCGGCCATCACAGCATCAAGCGCCGCCTTCAGCGCGGCATGATGCGCGGTCTTTTGCGGACTCGGCGGAGTGATCTTCTCCCATGCGCGAAGGGTCGCATAAGCGACGTCTATCCGCGATTGATAGGCGACGAGATCGGGCATTGGGTTTCCTCTGGTTATGGGACCGCCGTGCCGGTGCAGCCTGTAGCCTGCGGCACACCGGGGACGGTGGGGTAGAAACTATTGCCGATGAAACCCGCAATCGTTGGGCCGCCGAGGTAGCCGGTCAGCAGGTTGATGTTGCCATTACCCCCGGCCGCGGGGTCGCCGCTGCCGAAGTTGGCGCTGCCGAGCGAGAACAGGCCGATCTGCACCGCCGTGCCTCCGGAATAGGTCAGCGTCGAACTGCTTATGGCATAGCTCGTATTGCTCGTCACGCTCACGACGTACGCGCCTGTGTCCACGCCGTTGACGTATATTTCACCCCCTTCGATGTTGCCTGAAGCTGACGTGCTCGGAGCCGTGGTCCACGTGATGACGCCGCTTGCAATCGAAGCGTTGAAGGTTTGGCCATTGTTGATGAAGAAGCCAGGATCGGGTGCGCCGAAACATCCTCCAGCTCCAGTCGGATCGATGTAGTTGTTCAGGGCCTCGAACGAACCATAGGTGATATAAGAGATCGACTCCGGACCGGCCGAATTGTTGTACGCGTACTGCGCCACCAGCGTGTCCCCCGAGACTGGACTCGACAGCGTTCCGCAACTGCCAGCGCTGTTCGGAGGTGGGCAAAGAGTGAACGTCGTCCGCGTCCCGCTTTGCAGGATCGTAGTGTTGGCAGGAATGGCGCTGGGGTTTGTGCGGTCAAGCAAGACAAAGCCTAGACCCGTACAGGAACCTTTCGGCACGGGAGGGCCGGGAATGGTAATGGAACTTGTCGCCGTGACGGTTGGATTGGCTCCGGAGTTCACGCTTCCGGTAAATACGACCTGGCAGTTTGTATCGGTGAGTGAGTTATTTCCAAGGTACGTGTTGTTGTCGAAGATGGCTTTAGTGAAAGCAGCTCCGTGAGGAGCCCCAGCAGTTTGATCCTCGCAGGCCGAGTTTATGTTATTCGCCATCCAGGTCAGGGGGTTGCAGACATTGAAACTTATGTCCGACAAAGGAAGGGTCAGGCGATGCCCAATGATCTGCTCTTCCAATTCCCCGTGCGCAGCTTGGACCGTCCCCGCATAGTTGGCGTGACCGGCGGTGATCACATCGACGTAATTGTAATACGTCTTGAAGAAGTCGACTGCGCCCGGAGCATCAGCGGTCGCGGTGAATGGACGCTGTGTGTTGTGGGTGAAGGCGTTGTACGTGATCGTGCGAGAGCCTGCGGTCGACCCATCGGCAAACGCCGTGATGGGCCATGTGCAAGGAGCAGGAACAGCGGCTTGGAAGCAGGCAGTAGATCCGGGCTGGGCGTTTCCCTCGAACCAGTTGTGCGTGATGATTCTGGTCCAATTTGTCGAGGCCGTTCCCTCGACGTTGATCATGTAGGTGTTGCCGCCGCAGTCGAACCCGCACCCTATCCCCGTGGCCGTGATCGAGTTCACGGCGAGATAGTTGTCGTGGATGTAGATCAGCAGGGTGGTCGGGGTGAGGCCTCCTGCGGCGCCCAGAACAATTCCAGCTCCTGCGTGCGTGAGGGACGGAATTCCGGTGACCAGTCGCCCGCTGAAGTCCAGTCCATTCGGCTGGAACACGCAGAGGCTCCCACAGCCCCCGCCCCCTACGTTCGTCCCGTTGCAGCTGTAGACGTTAGCCCCCCCGCTCGTCGTCCATGTGCATCCGGGTGGCATCTGGCCAAAGCCGGAGCCGGTTGAGAAGGTCGCGGCGACAGCGACGTCCACCAACGGGCTGGTGGTGATCGGCGTGTTTGCCGGTTCGCTCAGCGTGTTGCTGGAGATCGTGAAGATATTTCCAGATCCGCCAATAATGTAGGCGTTGGTGTTGACCCCATTCGCATACACCATCGCCCCTTTGAGAGGCGGCCCGCCGGAATATCCTGGGGTGAGTGTGAGGACCCCGGCTGAGATCGAACCGGTTCCGCTGATCGCGTACTTGGTGGTGTAGGCGATCGGAAAGTCGAATGCCGCGACGTTCCACGGCATCGGATGGGTTGCGAAGATGGACGGCTGCCCGCTCTGGATCGCTGCCGCAGCGCCAACCGCAAATTGCCCCGGACCGGTGATCCCGGGAGCCCAGAAGGCATCGGTGAAATCAGCCCCCGCACACCCATCGCTGACGCCGTTGCCATTGACGTAGGACCCGCCCTCCGGACATAGGATCGGCGATGGACCGCTGCCGTGTACGGGCCATGCCGTCGCACAGCCTGCGGCCGTGAGTCCGGCGAGAACGGCGAGCAGGACCAGCAATCGCTTCAGCATTGCCCCCCTCCCGTCGCGGCGATCGTGCAGCTGGAGGCAGACGAAGTGGTTCCCACGACGACGATCAAGCCGCCACCGCCAGTCCCTGGGGTTCCGAGATTCGTTGCGCCCTCACCGGCTCCTCCGCCGCCCGCGCCATAGCCTCCGTTGCCCCCATTGCCTCCGGTGACTATTCCCCCATAGCCTCCACCACCGCCGCCGCCTGGGCCGAGGCCATCGACGGGGTCTAGGAAGCTGTCAGCCAAGGAACCATTGGCCCCTGCCGAAGCGGTGGCGAACGATCCAGCGCCGCCCCCACCTCCGCCTTGGCCAACGCCACCGGCTGCCGCAGCG